ATGATTCGACAAGGTGTTAAGTTCAAAAAAATGGTAACTCCGTATTATTTTATGCTCCTTACATGGACTCCACTATTTTTGATTATTTTTTTTGTGCCAGACGATATAGATGGAACTTATTATTCACTCATTGACAAATTCATCGACAGCTATATGATTTCCAATGCTGGCACATGGTCTTCCAATTTCCCTTTCACTTCAAAATTAATCATTAACTACATCTGTTTTTTTGCACCTGTTTTCGCTATCATTTTCTGCTATTTAACTTTGTATCGCTCGACGCTGGAAATCTTAAGCTTCGATAACATCTCCAGATCTAAGGCTTTCTTTTATGTTGCCGGCTTAACCACCATCATACTTTTCATTATTTACATTTTATATATAGACTCTACTGATCTTGCGAACTCTAGAAAGCTAGCAGCTTTTGGGAGATACAAGTTTTTATACGCCATCTATTCATCCGGCCTAATGTACATATACTACATAGTCTTCCTTTCAAGCTATTTTATTTATGGTTTTTTACCCAGGGCGATTATCAACCCCCAAAGATGATAAGAGGGTAAGGGGACAGATTTATTTTCTGTCTAACGCCCATCATTGACCCAGTGAATGGCAGACCGGCCGGCGCGGAGGGGTATGTTCGTAGTGAAGCCTCCCCATCTGTCCCAGACTTGTCCCATATGGTCATTTTTCGAACGCCAGAAACCACAAACCCCCGGCTTTCTTGAAGAAAACCGGGGGTTCGTGTTTGTAGAATGTGGCGGTGAAGGAGAGATTCGAAACTACCCGCAAAGTAACTTTCATTATGCAAGTGCCCGTATTACGCGGGCTGTAGAGGTGCGAGCGCTCTAAAAAATCGACTCGTTTAGTCCCATGGCGGTCCCATGAGTTTTGCACCACATTGGTGCGCTAGAGTTGAGATGGGGTGAAAAACGGCACGCGGGCCGTTTTATGTTGAGGCATGGGAAAAAGGTAATATTGGTAATAAGCTTGATAAAAATGAATAAAACCCTTTATTTTCAATGAATTGCTGGCTTTTCAGAAAGGTAATAATTAGGTAATTTATAGGTTAGGTCATTACCTTTTTATCGGGTAATTATCGACAGGCTCAATCCCCAGCAAAACCGGGCACTTCGGCGAATATTACCTTTGCCATTACCCAATATTACCCTTCCAGGTAATGCGTCAAACCCACGGATTACAAGGGCTTCAGCAGGTGTAATGCCTTTCCTAACCAAAATTACCTTTTTCCCAGCCCTGGTTCCAAAATAGCCATCTGTTAGGCGAATTCTGCTGCTTTGGGCTAGCCTGAGATTTCACGAGAGGAACGTTCGTATGACGCATGAATATCCGCTTTCGGATGTGCTTGGAAGGATGTATGAAAATCAGTTGGCCCTTGAAGCGGCCTTGATGGAGCTAACGCTTCGCCTAGAAGAACAAGGCTCAGTCGAAGCCGGTGGAAACGTGCGTGGCGCCTTAGAGACGATTGGTGAAAACGCCGGCCATATCAAGCAAGGTTTGGCCCGCCTCAAACGGCAAGAAACCAGTTAGGGTCAAGACAGGTTTTGAAATCCCCTTTCCTCGCTGCCCCCTTACACCTGGCGGCCTAGGGCAGCTTTTCGATGAAATCGAAGGTAATGGTTAGGGTAGGAAATAGATCTATCGCGTTTCGGAAAATACCCGTACTCCTACATTTTTCTCTTTCTTGAGCAATGAATCCAGGCCTACAGCCCTGCCCTGTTCGTAATCGCTTGCTACATCGCTGTGCAACCGCTCTGCATTTCTCTTCGAAACTTTGCAATCTGTGAAATTGCCGCTCGCCCGCAGAGCGGCCCGGCCCGCCTGGGCTGCCGGTTCGTTTGCACTACATCTGGGTTTGCACAAAAAAAGAACGCAGACCCCGTCGGCGGGAGGGGGATAAGTGCTTTTTTCACCGTTTTTTTCTTATGCCAGAAATTTTCCATGTATTGTTCGCTGAGCGCTCGTGGACGAGAATGGTTCACCCGCCACGAGCGCAACGTCCAATTCAGAACGCTGTCCTGCGATCCATTCCAGCGCTATATGAACTATAGCTATTGAAACAGCTTGAGAAAATCTTCTGACAGAGTGATATTGCAAGCTTTAGCTGAAAAAGAAAGAATAAAAAATTTAAATTAGGAAATTCAAATACGCCGCAAACTTAATTACGGATATAGTTGATTTTCAAAAAAACAAGCTTTAAATCAAGGAGCCAATATGAATATCGAGTCACTAACCAGGTTAATTGAAAGCGTAAACGTGACCGATTTAAGAACTTTATGCGCTCACTTTCTACCAGAGATCGGCCTTCCCTCCGCAGTATTTTCCGATGGACCTTACGACGGAGGAAAGGACTATGCTATCTATGACGACCCTATAAAAGGAGTTAAAATAGGAATTCAGTTGAGCGTTGAAACGAAATGGAAAAAGAAGGTTCATGCCGATGCATCCAAGACAAAAAACAATTACAACACGAACTTAATGTACTTTTTTTCAAGCAGACGAATTCCTGATGGCAGTTTCGAAAAAGAGCGCACTAACATATTGAGCAAGCTTGGAGTAACCGTTATCAAATATGATTGCCAAGCGATAGCGACCAAGTTTATTCAAGCGAACAAAGTATCAATTCTTTTAAAAGCCTTAAATATAGAAATACCTGCACCAACCGACACTATAAAGAAATACTTAGGCGCGAAAAATGAAGCTATTTCTTCATTACTTATGTTCGATACTGACGCGCAAGATTTTCGGGTAGGCCTTTATGATTCAATAGTGAAGTCAGTACTCGCACGACAAGACCCTGAAACCAGTCGAGCAGAACTTATAGCCGCTGTTCTTAGCACTTACGAAATGGATGACACACAAGGTGTGTTGATAAACTCCCATGTAGACAGGTTGTTGCAGCGAAGTGAAATCCTATCGGAGCAGGGGAAGCTAAAACTACATGAGACAGAGCACGATACTTATGCAGGGCTAAGGGCCGCTGCCGAAGTAGAATCAAACGTTTTGAAAGATAAAATTATCGAATACTTCACCAACAAAAAACACTTCACCAAACTTGAAAGTTTTGACTTGCTGATTGATAACTTTTTATTACTATCTGCTGCTTTACTTGACAAGAACTTTACGTTAAGTGAAGATTCAAAAAAAGAGAACGAAGCGTATTTTAATATTCGTAACCTGCTTGAGTCGACTGAGGGCGAAAAGGCAACAAATCAAGCTTTTTCAGACCTATCAACTTTAGTCGCCAACTCTGAATTTGCGAAGCTTGTAGCTTCAGCAAAACTTTATGATTGCATGATGAACGCTGACTCTTCACGACTCATAAGTGCGCTAGGCGGACATCAAAGCATCAATGTGTATCTTGACTCCTCGGTAGCGATCCCAATTATTTGTGGTCTTTTGTATGATACGGTCGAAGATAGATATAGCCGATCTGGCAAAACATTATATTCTTTGATGGCGTCTCACGAGTTCTCATCTGTAATTCCGGCCGACTATATTGAGGAGGTAGGTGCACACCTCATTGAGGCGTGCCGTGACTACACAAACATCCTACTTGATGAACAGATAGATTTGACACGTTCAGGAAATGCATTTGTCAGTCATTATTCGCACTACATCAAAAGCCCACAAGGTAATGGCCTGACATTTTCTGACTACGTCGATGCCTTAGGCGTGAAGCTTTCAAGCGTATCTCATCAGATGTCTGATGGTACTTTTTATAAACTAAGAGATAGAGCATGCCGTGCAATATCCAACATAGCTGAAAAATATGGTTTTATCGTTGAGAATATGAACCCTAGGTATGTCGACAAAAAAATAACTGAGATTGAGGAGGTCATGGCTAAACATGAAATAAATAAACCACCCGTTCTGATCAGGCACGACGCAACTGTAATCGAATATCTATCAGGAGCATATATTCCGTCTGGCCTCGCTAAAGTTCTTTGCACATGGGACAAACTTCACTTACTGATTAACCCTGCTGGATTGGACGGCTACTACGTTATGAACCCAATAGTTCTTATCGACTTCCTTTCTATCGCAAGAAAAACCGCCAAGAATTATTCTATGGCGCACTTACTAGACTTCGCGGCGATTCAAAACGAGAGAAACTTAGAACTTAGCGCAAAAATTTGGGACTCCATAGCTAAACTTGACAGTAAACACTTAGCAGATGCTATGTTCATGAGAAAGGCAAAGCAGTTCAAAGAGGATTATCTTGAGAAGCATCTGAATGAAAAAGATGACATCCCAGCGAACATTGAAAAAGCATGGCTGGCTTGGAAAAAAACGTCAGAAGCCAAATAATTTCAAATACGCTACGTACAACCATATGCAGAAAGGGCGCGACGCGCCCTCATCTTTTAATAAGTTAAAAACCAAACCACCAATCACTCTTTTAAATCACCAAATGTATCTGCGCAAATAGATTCAATACAATTAAAAGCAACCCTTCGACTCGGCCGCTGTAAACCATTCGAAATGAGACGACGTTGGTGCAATTTATCTCAGTCACCGAAGCAGATTTACATAGTGATTTTTCTCAAATTTTCCGCCAAGCGAGTAACGGAAACTGCTTTATTTAAAAACTTATCTGCATTTCCTGGTGGTGGAGTAACTCCGTGTGAATGAATGGCTAACTCACTGTTCATCCGGTGCACTACGTCAATCAAATCACCTAAGACCTGCAGAACGTTCACATCGTTGGATCCTAACCAGGTCTTAGGCGCCACCAGCCGCTGACTAATCACCGACACGCTTATGCGAAGTCCCTCAATCCTTTCCTCCATATCGCCACCAACCGTGGTGTTGTGCTTTTGTCCCACGACCAAGTTGAAGTCTCGCCCGGTCGCTTGGTGCAGATCATCCATCGCCGCCAGGCTCGCAGAGCCACCGGACAGCAGCTTGAGTGCCCCCAACGCCTCGATCGTCTTGATTCCCCCCACCGACTCAGTTGAATGTTCGTCCACCGTCCTGGTGTGATTCTGGAACGCCTCCTTATTTCCCATCGCCTCCACTTCCCGCTCGATCGCCTTATCGCGGATCTTGCCGTCAGTCTGGCGCAACCAGTTGCCGTCAGCGTCGACGCGCTGCTGACAGGCTTCGCTGTGCTGCCATACCTGATCACCCTTCGGCACGCTGGGCATACTCAGCCCATGGGGCAGGATGGTCTGGATATAAGGCTTGTGCGGCAGGCCATAGGCAAAGCACACCACCACCTGGGTGCCTTCCTCGGGAAAGGCATAGATACCCATTTCCTCGCCACCCGTGGGCAGCGGCAACGGCACCCCGGCCAGGATCGGCAGTTTGCTGTCTGGCTCGCCATCCGGCCCCAGGACCTCGATATCAACCGCATAGCGCGGCCGGAAGTCGTCACAGATCCCAGCACTGGCCGGGGCGTCGGCTACGGCGACAACGCGGGCAAAGCGTGGCAGGTGGTAACCGCCGGTGAGTTCGGGGAATTGTCGTTCTACGCTGCGGCGGATTGCGTCGTCCATCGGATGGCCATCTGGTTGTCGATGAGCGCCACACTGGTGATGCGCTCGCCGTGGTTGATTGTTGCACCTGGTCGCAACCCGGGAAGGGCTGCAATCATCGCGCTTTGGTTGCCCTGGTAGTCGTCGAACAGTTCCACCGGCAGCTGCAGCGGCGAACGAACGCCAAAGAAGCTGTCGGCCCAACTGCCCACGAACAGCTCCCCGTCGCCCTGCTGCTGCCAGATGAAGTCGTGGATATTGAAAACCCGGGCCAGGCTGTCCATGGCTTGGTAGCCAGCAGCCAGGCTGTAGAAGAACGGCGCCTTAACGCCGGCGTAGGGTCGATCCGGGACGCGAAAACGCAAACCAGTGTGCTGGCTGATCTCGACCAGGACGGCGCGCAGATCGACGTGACGCAGGTTCAGCGGCAGCGGGTTGGCCAGGATCGCGGCCAGCTCGCGGCAGAACAGCACCTGCTGGGTGCTGCTGGCCGTGGTGGAGCGTTCGACGTAGCCAATGAAGTGTCGCTGCAGTGTGTTGCCGTTGTAGCCAATATCGAGCGTTACCAGGCCCTTGACCGGCGCCGAGGCTTGAATGGTGAACGTCGCCCGGCCGGGGCTTTTCGCATCCAGCCGGACTTCGTTTTTGACCAGGACGTAGGGCACGCCGTTGATGGCCAACTCCTTGTGCAGCTTCATGTGTTAGCCCCGCCCAGCCATCCGTCCACCTTTTTCAGCGTGGCTTCAAAGCCGGTCAGTTCCTCCGGACCGCTGTTGGAATCGCCACCGGTGCCGCCGCTGCCACCCACTGCCCCGCCTGGGCCGGACTGCGCGGTGACCGCGTTGCCCGATCGCCGGCCCTCGACTTTCTCAGGGTTCGACAGCTTTTCAGTCAGGGTGAACTGGATCAGCCAGCCGCGCAGGTTGTCGTCTTCCCGGGCGCTCACGCCTTCGGTGAACGTCACCTGGCGCATACCAAACGCGGCGGCGGTGTCGTTGACGATGCGGTAGGTCTTGAGCTGGCCACCGCCTTCGGTCGCTTCCACCAGGCGCATCAGGTCGCGCAGTTGCACCTGGTCAACGAAGGGAATCATCAGGCTGACGGTCAGGGTCTTGGGCTTGAAGCCCTTGTGGCCCTTGTCGGTGTTGCTGGTCTGGCCTGACAAATCGTCGCTCTCGATGCGCAGATTGCCGGTGACCTTGAGGTTCTTCCCGCGCACCTCTTGTCCATCCAGTAGCAGTGTCATAGGCCCACCAACTCACGAACAAAGCTCAGACCTTTTTCCGATCCCACCAGGAGCGCGCCGGCACAGAGCACCCATTCATGCCCCGGGGCGTCACCGGCCAGCAACGCCTGGCGCAGCTCGGTGGCGTTGCCTGGCCCGATCAGGCGCGCGCGCATACTGCTGTCAGGGTTGCCGCCGGCGAGTGAGGCTTTAAGGTCGACCAACTGCTGATCCCGGCCCTGCTGTTGAGCGGCCTTGCGGTTGGCCAACGCGGCGAGGTCGGCCATGGGCGAGCTGTCGGCCGCGTAGCTCTCCATGACCGCGAGCTGGCCAGACATGGATTGTTGCGCGGCCTTGACCACGGTGCAGCGCTCCAGGGGCAACGCCTGCCAGCGCGGCAGAGTGCCGGCGGCGGGGATCTCCCACTTTTCCGTCTCCAGCTTCGACAGGTGCCGTGCGCGGCGCTCGGCTCGCACCAGGTCAGGTATGGGCAACAGCGCATTGAAGCGCGCCAGGCTCTCGGCCAACTGATCAAAGCGCGTGGCCAGGAACATCAGGCACAGGGCGAACTGGGGACCATCTGGCCGGCCGGTGTCGCTCACGTCCACCAGTTTGCCGGCCAGCTGCTGCAGCAGGTTCGGTGCCGACAGGAAACGCTGATATCCGCGACCCTGGCCAATACCACTTTGAAACGGCGTCACCACCAGGCACGCCGGGGCCTCGCCCATCTGATCAGCCAATGCCCCACGGCCGGCAACGATCGCGCCCTGGGCGGCGTCACCCACCGGCCCCGGGTTGGTGCTGGCCTTGCCGTCCAGATCGGCCAAGCGCTTGGCGGTACTGGCCTGCTCAGTGCTAGCCAGATCTTTGGCCGCTGACAGTTGGCCCATCCATTGGGTGGCCTGGTCTGGCCAGCGCATCGTCACCGGGGCCCAGGTCATGGCTGCAGGCTCTCCCAGGTCACCACCTCAAGCGCGTTTAAGTCGCCGTCTGCCAGCGCCTGGTCCAGCAACTGCTTCAACTGGTTGGCCCGCTGCAGCAGCTCCATCTTATAGGTGGTGAAGTCTTCGCTGACCTGGCGCAATTGCTTGGCGGTGTGCTGTCGCAGTTCTTTCACACCGTCCGCGTCTCTGCAGCCGTATGGGCTGTCAAAGCCCTGCAGGATCACGCCGGTCAGGTTCAACTGATCATCCAGCTTGCTGGGGTACTGGTGCGGCGAACCGAGTGCGGCCGACCAGAAGCCGCCAATTATTGCGGCCTCACAGGCGGCGTTGATCTCGCTGCTCTTCTGCAGATAAAGGGACTTCAACTGTTCGGGCTTACTGGTGCCGGGGGCCAGACGCGCCACGGGCTGTTTGGCCTCTGCGTCGAATACAATCTGAAAGCCCTGGGACTGCTTGGCCAGCAGATAGGAATAATCCTGATAGCTGACCACCACGCAATCACCTGGTCGTTTCGGGTGTATGCCCTCGACCAAGAAGGTGTGCAGCGACGGGCTGTAAAAGTATTTGCTCATGAAAATCTCCTTAATGCCCGATCGCAATGTAGGGATAGGTCGAGGTGGCGGTGGCTAAACCGATGAAACCGCTCTGGCTCAACGACCCGGATTTGATGTTCATCACCTCGGCCACACCGGTAGTGTCCTCGCCGGTGCCCAGGTTCAGCACAAAGCACGCGTTAGGGAATCCAATGGGGAACAAGAATTGGGTGTTGTTGGCAGAAATATAGGCATTGCCCCACTGGATGATCAGCCCGCCCATCCAGCGCGGGAACGCAAGGTAGCCATTGGCAGCGAGGTTGATGGAAAACCCCCAGCGCAAGGTGCGAGGCGTCACGATGCTGGTTTCGTCGGCTCCCGCAACTACCTGATCTAAGGTGGCAATCGGCGCAATACCCGCTGCACCAGGTGCGGCTTTTTTACTGGAGTCGATCACCTCGGACGAACCCGTGAAGACGATAGGATTAGGTCCTGGAGCAACTCGCTGAACGCGCAGGCCACCAGCGCCGGCGATCAAGGCCACGGCGGGTTTGCTCGTGTCGTGGCGAACCCAGCTTGAGCCGTTCCAGTAGCAGTTCTGCGCCAGGTGCGATTCCCTTTCAGCCGTTACAAAGGCATAGGATCCGCCGTGCAGATCCAGGCTCGCCTCGGGCAGCGGGTTGATGTTCTGAATAGCATCACCGATCCCATACTCAGCAAGGGTTCGCCCCTTGTTAGCCTTATTGCGGAGGTCAGAGTTGATCTGCGTAATGGCCTTATCCTGCTGCACCAGTGACTGATTCACCCCCACGAAAAAGCGGTCGATCGTCTTCGCGTCATAGGTATTGCCGCTGTCCATCAGTTGAGCGCTGTAGGACCACTGAATAGGGTTAGACCCTGGTTCCGCCTTACGCACATAAGCGCCGCCTGAATTGACAAACACCGTCGCTGACGGCATTGACTCGTCATGGCGCACCCACTGCGAACCGTTGAAATAGCAATTCTGACTGACGTTCGATTCACTGATTGAAGTCAGAAATGCGTAGGAGCCGCCGTGAATATCGAAGCTGCCATTAGGCAGTGGGTTCAGATTGGGAATGGCGTCATGAATGCCGTAGTCCTCCAGCGTCTTTCCTTTGTCTGCCTTCTTGCTGATGGCCGTATTGATCGTCTTGATCAGTTGGTCAACGTCCGACGAGCTGTAGGTGTCACCGCTATCCCTCACATAGTCGCCGCGCTCCCAAACGATTGGATTGGCGCCTGCGCGTACGCGCTGAATGCGCACACTACCGCCTCCGGCGATTAGAGCCACAGCGGGTTTAGTGATGTCATGACGCAACCAACTGGAGCCGTTCCAGTAGCAGTTCTGGCACACGTGGGTTTCATCCGTGGCGGAAAGAAAACCGTATTGGCCCGCATGAACATCGAGGTTGTAGCCCGGCAATATGTTCAGGTTCGGGATGGCGTCCTTGATGCCGTAGCTACCGAGGGTGGTGCCCTTGTTTGCCTTCTTCTTCAGCTCATCTTCAACCCACTTTTTCCCCGCGAAATGCTTCACCAGGGAATCACTGATTGGCTCAGCCTGGCGCAGATCGATCACGGCGTTGGAATCAGGCAGATCCGCCAGCGGCACGCAGAAATGGCGCACGCCAGCGCTGTCGGTGAAGTCAGCCAGGGCGGCGCCGAAACGCACCTCCCAGCGGGCCACCACATCACTTAACTGACGCTCCAGGCTCACATCCAGCCAGGCTTTGGCGGGGAACGCCGGCGGCGCGACAGCGACCGCTGCAGTCAACAACACGCGCACGCCTTCAACATAGGCGGTACCCGGCTGCAGCTGGTAACCGTTGCCGACTTTGGCCAGTTTCAGCCCTTCGCTGAAAAAGCAGGCCCGCCCGAAGGTATCCCGGTTGCTCAAGCGCTCGCGCTCGTCAATGCCGTGCAGGCGCACGGTAAAGTCATGCTGCCAGGTCTTTGCGTCAATGGTGATGCCGGTCAGCGCCTGGGCCCCGTCGAACACCACCAGGAAGTTGCGGGTGACGTTGTTGCCCAGCTGTTGCGGGGGAATGTTCTTGCGCTTCTGCTGCAGCGGCACGTAGGCCACGGCCAGCAGCACATTTTCGGCGCTCTCCAGGCCGATCCAGTTCCAGTCAAAGTCCCCGATATCGCTGCCCATCATCAGGCTGTAAACGATCTGGTTGGGGTTCACGAAACCTTTTTGGGTGACGTCATAGGTCGCCACCAGGTGCGCGGCCGGCTTCGGCGCCGCCCGGTCGATCGGGCCGTTAGGATCCAGCCCGGGCACGTTGGCCAGGACGAATCGGGAAACAATCAGGGGTTGTTGTGCGCCTTGTTTTTGCGCGATCAGGCTTTCACCTGCAAGGGTAATACTGGCTCCCACGGGAGGCTCCTACAGGCTGGCAACCAGCGTTTGCTGGTCGTCGTTGAAGTCCACCGCGACAATGCGCAGTGATACGGGGGTGATGGTCACGAAGTCATAACGCCGGCACGTGCGGCCGTACTGCTGGATCAAAACCCGCATCAGCTCGGGGTTTTGCGACAGCTGCGAGTCGGACAGACGCAGCAGCACCACGTCCCAGTCTCGGTCTGGCATACGTTCGTCAATCTCGACGTAGCCCACGCCCAGGCGCTGCAGAATGCGTTTAAGCCCGGCCGTGCTGCCGGCGTCGACCGCGTTGATAAAGGCGAACTTGACCCGCAAGCGGTACAGGCTTTCGGGTTCGTCCTTGAAGCGGCTGATATCGCGCTGCCAAGCGAGCAGATCGAGGACAGTCAGGTGGCAGGTGTCCGCATCCATCTGCAGCAAGGGCCACTGCAACCAGCCCTCGACCTTTTCCCACCAGGCTTGGCTGGCGGCTTTGAGCTTGGTCAGTTGAGGGCCATCCAACCAGAACGGCAAATTCAGCTTGATCATGCGAACACCACCTGCAGCGATTGAATCCGGGGGATGCTCAGTTCCGACACGATGTCAGCGTTATCAAAGTGCAGCGACTCAATGCCGGCGAACTGCTGGTGAAGCTCTTCGCCCAGGCGGCTGAACGAGAACCGCGACTGCGGATAGGTCAGCGTCGGCTGATAGTCACCGGTGCCACTCTCGCGGAAGGTTGCGCGAATGAACTGGTCGACGTCGGCCTGCAGCTTGGTGCGCTGTTCGGCGCCCAATAGAGCGTGTGGCCATAGAGTCAGGCGCAGCGCGTGCTGGGTTTCGGGCATGACCATCACCAGCAGATCGTCGCCGTGGCCATGGTTGCCCTGGTCGCGGATATGCGCGTTGATTTGCTCCAGGTAGGTCGCGGCCGGCACGTCCGCTTCAAACAGCACGTAGGCATTGGCACTGCCTGGGCCCCGGGGTGCGCCGTGCAGGAAGTACACGCCATCTGGCCGCACGCCGGGGAAGGCTGAAATCATCGCCCGGTAGACCGCGTCGGTGTGCCACTGGTTGACCGCCGAGAACTGGTTACGCACGCGCAAACGCAGCTGATCATCCGGCTCAGGATCTGCACCTGGTGCAATCAGCCAGCCATCGGCGTTCACCACCTGGACAATGCCGGCAATGGGTACCGGCAGAATCGCGTAATAACCCGGGGCCAGGTTGTACCCGCTGCCCACGTCCTGCGCTTCCACGGGGACTTCCAGCTGCACCAACCCGTCAGCGAAGGTCGCGGCCTGGGTGGTCACCAGTTGATAGATGTGGCCATTGATAGCCGCCGATTGCACCAGGATGCCGGCGGGCAGCTCCAACGCGCCGCCGGCGACGTCACGGGTAAACAGCAACACGCCCTTAGCCTTGGTCGCGCCCTTGCGCTCGACGTTGACTGCCCAGGCCAGCATGTCCAGCCACTTGGCGCGGGCGGTTTTGACAAAGAAGTTGGGCAGCACGGTGTCGCTGATAAAGCTGATCAGCCACATGACTGGCTTGGTTACCAGCGCCGTGATTACCCGCCAGAACGGGGAATAAGCACTGGTGTTGCTCATCTTGCTGCCCTGGGCGGCGACTTCCTTTTCCCAGGCTTGGCGTAGACCTTCCTCGGTGATCGGAATGCCAGCGTCTGCGAGCGCCTGTTTAAAATCGATGTCGCTCACAGGGTCACCTCGATGTCACCGAATTTCAGGGTTTTGGCCGTGACCAGGTACTGCCCGGGCTGCACCTGGTTAATCAAAGCGGTGCCCGGTACCAGGCGTGCGTCGGCCTCCACCAGCAGTTCCAGTTGCTGGATGCAGTCGCGCTGACGCAACTTGCTGCGCTCGGCCACCAGCGTTACCAGCAAGCCGCTCTCGCGGATCATGTGCGCGATGTCCTGGGCGATGCTGGCCCGGTCCTCAATCAGCAAAGGCTGACGGGATGGGTCCAGCGACAGGTCGTTGTCGATGATCAACAGGTCGATGTACTCGCTCATCCACCCACCGCCATGGCCAACATGCCTTCCAGCTCCAATGGGTTCATTTGCTTACCGGTGTGAATGTTCACGTTCTCCACGTGGGTGCCCTTGTTCTGGGTTTGGTTGTTGTTCTGGATGCTCGCCAGCAAGCCGCCCCGGGGCACGGCGTCGGGCCGTTTCGGTGACAGGCTGGCCACGGCGCCGTTGATGCGCTGCTGGCTCTGTTCGGCCTTCTCTGTAGGGGCCGAGGCCAACACCAGGGCGGGCGGTTGACGTGGTGGCTCCAGGGCGGCGAGTGGCTGCGCGATCGGCGCCGGGGTTTTCGGTACCGGGGCAAGGACCAGGGCCGGCGCTTGAGCCTGGGGCTGTAGCGCGTTAAGGGTCGGCATGGCTGACGCCGGCATTTTCGGTGTGTTGGCCATCATCAGCGGCGCCTGGATCGGCTGCTGGGGAGCGCTCACCAGTTGCGGCAGCAATGGCGCCTCAACGGTGGGTGCGCTGATACCTGGCAGCTCGGGCGCCGCCGGCATGTCACCAAACGCCGCCTCGATGTTCACGCCGGGGATCTTGTTCAACAACTCGATTAAGCCGTTAATGGCCTGTTTAAAGATGCTGACGATGCCATCCCAGGCGGCGCTGGCCATGCTCGACCAGCCGCCCATAGAGTCGAACCACTCCGACAAGGCGGTCAGTTGGCCGCTGACCCATTTGAACGCCTCGGTGTTGATCAGAGCGCTGGTCCACTGGTCCCAGTAGATGATCGCCGCCGCCACGGCCGCGACCAGGGCAACGATGCCGATCACGATCCAGGTCACCGGGTTAGCCAGCAACGCGGTGTTGACCAGCCAGATAGCGCCTTGCCATAGCAACATCGCGCCCTTAACCAGGCCCATCCAGGCGACCATCAGCACCAGGCCGGCCACGAAGCCGATCACCATCACGGTGTGGTACAGGAACATGGCAATGCTGCGGTAACCCGACCAGGTGAGAGCGTTCCACACTACAACGGTCCCCAGCCAAGCCATTTTCGACAGCCCCACCGTCAGGGTGAGTAAGGACATGGCGGCCGTGATCGCCAGGAACGACAGAGTGACAATCCCTATCAAACGGGTGATGTTGGGGAACAACTGGGTCCAGCGGGTCAGCGTGCTGGCAATGCCCACCAGGCGATCCATAAGCGGCGTCAAGATCGTGATCAATGACTGGCCGAATGCGATACGCAGGGCTTGAACGGCGGCGCTGAACTGTTGCCACGGATCCACCATGTTCTTGGCCATGCGCTCGGCGTTCTCCAGGCCGCGCACATTGCCCAACTGCTCCATGCCGTTTTTCAAGCGGCCGGTGTCGCCCATCAGGGTGGTAATCAGACGGGCCGCTTCACCACCAAAGGCGTCGCGTAGCTGCTTGCCGTTGGCCTCGATCGACAGATCCCCGAACTTGCCCTTGAGCTTGTCCAGGATGTTCATCATCGGCAGCAACTTGCCCTGCTGGTCGACAAAGGACATGCCGAGCTTTTCCGATGCACCGCTGACGTTCTCAAAGAATGACTTGTAGAGGCCACCGGCCTCCCCGCCGTCCATGGTGCCGCCCAAGGTGCCCAACACCGCCATTTGCTCTGCCAGGCTTGTTGGCGCTGATTTAAAACTGACCCACCCTGCCGATTGAAAATTGACCCAGGACGGATTGCTGATTTTTGCCCCAGCAATTGTGGATAAGCTTAGCAGCAGTGTTCCGATTCAAGACCATCAAGCCCCACCGCAAGCGGCAGGGCATTTATGGTGCGGATCAAAATGGCTCATCGTCCTCGACATCATCTCCGTCCTTGCGCTTTCGTTCCCGTGACTTGATCTTTGTCTGCGCGGCCAAGGTGCTGTGTTGTAGTCGGTAGGACTCGTTGCCCGTTTCGACGATGTGGCAGTGGTGTGTCAGCCGATCCAGCAACGCGGTGGTCATCTTGGCGTCGCCAAACACACTCGACCATTCCGAGAAGCTCAGGTTGGTGGTGATGACCACGCTGGTGTGTTCGTACAGTTTGGACAGCAGGTGAAATAACAGGGCACCGCCGCTTTGACTGAAGGGCAAATACCCCAGCTCATCCAGTATCACCAGGTCTGTTCGTAGCAGTCCCTGGGCGATTCGCCCTGCCTTGCCATCGTACTTCTCACGCTCCAGCAGATTCACCAGATCCACCGTGGAAAAGAAGCGCACGCGTTTGTTGTGGGCCGTGATTCCGGATACAGCCAAGGCACTGGCCAGGTGTGTTTTCCCGGTTCCAGGGCCGCCGATGAACACGACATTCTGCGCGGTTTCAGTGAACGCTAAGCTGGATAGATCGCTGACCAGCCGGGCATCAGCGCTGGAAGCGCTGAAGTCAAAGCCAGCTAAGTCACGGTGCATGGGGAGTTTTGCCATGTTCATCTGATGATTCACCGAGCGTACCGCGCGATCCGCATGTTCCTGCTGAAGCAGATGTTCCAGCAGCCATTTCGATGAAGCCGTCGACGCTGTTCCTTGAGAGACCAGTTCTTCCCAAGCACTGGCCATGCCGTGCAGGCGAAGTTCTTTGAGTTCAGTCATTAGGTCACGCATTGCGATTCTCCTCATCGGTCGCACGGAGCCGGTCGTAGCGTGCCGTATTGGCAACAGGCGCGACCTTGAGTTGCAGGCTGGTTTCTACACAGGGAGGTGGTGTGGTGGAGGTCAGGCGGGCAACGACATTGAGGATGTGATCGGCGCTCAGACTTCCCGATTCAAGTACCAGCTCCACCGCCACCAGCACTGGTTCGAGACCCGCAATTGGCACAGCAGCCAGTACCTGCATCATGATTCGATCACCGTTGGTGTGACGCCTCAGTCCTCGTTTGAGAAGCCGTAACGGTTTTGGCAAATCAGCAAATGGCGCGCCGTTGCGCAATGCACCAGGCTTGCGTTCGATGAGTGGGATGTAGTGCTGCCAGTCAAAACTGACCTGATCTCGATCAAAGAGACGCTCGTGACTGGCGATCACCGTTTCGTCGGCAATGACCACGATCCGCGAAGGGTACAAACGGCTGCTGACCCACTGGCCGACTCTCTCACATGGCACTGAATAGCGATTTCGCGCCACGCTGATCAGACAGGTGCTGGAGACCCGCACGGTACGCTCGACGTAGCCATCAAATACCGTCGGCATTGGCATCATTTCGACCTGCTCCAGCTCCAAGACCTCGGCCACCGTCAGCCCGTTGTACTGCGGATGCACCAGTTCGCTCCAGAGCGACCGGCAACGTTGGCCGAGCCAGACATTCAGCTCCTCAAAGGTATGGAACATGCAATTTTGAGCATCGAGCCAGATTCGCCTCCGGCTGTCCTGCACGTTCTTTTCGACGATGCCTTTCTCCCAGCCAGAGGCCACGTTGCAGAAGTCCGGATCGAACAGATAGTGCGCGCACATCACGGAAAACCGGGCGTTGACCGTGCGGCCTTTACCTTTGTTGACCTTGTCGACAGCCGTTTTCATGTTGTCGTAGATGCCGCGACGTGGCACGCCACCCAACGCTCCAAACGAGCGCGTATGGGCATCAAATAGCATCTCGTGGCCTTGGCTGGGGTACGCAACCAACCAGAATGCGCGGCTGGCGCACAGCTTCATGTGGGAGACCTGGACACGTCGAAAAAGACCACCGATCAGCAGACCTTCTTCGCTCCAGTCAAATTGAAAGGCCTCACCGAGAGCAAACGTCAGCGGTACAAAAGCGCGTAAAGACTTGCCTTGCTCCCCTCGCCAAGAGCGGACAAACGCCGTGAGCTGGCTGTAGCCGCCGTCGTAACCCTCGGCCTTGATCTGCTCGAAAAGCGCTTTGGCGCTCCTGCGGTTGTGTCTTGGCCGGAACGAATCGGCCTTGAGCGCCTGCTCCAGGGTCTCGTGAAAAGGGCTGAGCTTATTGAAGGTTGCGCACCGTTGGTACGCTGGCTGAGTGGCTTCGGGCGCTCTGACCCATTTTCGGATGGTGTTTCTCGACAGCCCGGTACGCTTGGCTATCTGATGCAGCGAGAGCTTGTCGCGGAAGTACATCCGCCGGATTTTTCCCAACATTTCCATGCTGATCACCCTGTGTTCTCCTGCTCAAAAAGTGAGCAGAAGCAGTTGAACACCTGGGTCAGTTTTCAGTCGGCAGAACAGCCTCTACTGGGTCAGTTTTCGGTCAGCGGCAACAGGCTTTGACGAAAAGTGGGTGCAATTGCTATGGACCTGCTTCGGCGCCCAGGGCTTTGTCGCACTGGTGTTCTTTTTCGGTTCGTTGTTTTGCGAACAGATCCGCGCTCGCTATCAGTCCTTCCCTTTCCTGGAAGCCACGGGCGAGGCTGGCGCGGGCAAGACCACCCTGCTGAACCTGCTGTGGAAGCTGCTCGGCCGCGAAGGCTATGAAGGCTTCGACCCAATGAAATCAACGAAGGCAGGACGCTCCCGTTTGATGGGTCAAGTCTCCGGTATGCCCGTTGTGTTCCTGGAGGCCGATCGTCACGGCGATGATCGGGCACACGCGAAAACCTTTGAATGGGACGAGCTGAAGGACTTCTACGGCGGCGGCACGCTGGCTACGAAAGGCGTCAAGACGGCAGGCAACGAAACCTACGAGCCGCCATTCCGGGGCACGATTGCTATCAGCCAGAACGCGGCCGTGGTGGCGCACGAAGCGATCATGACGCGCATTGTGAAGCTGCATTTTGTACGCCCGATCGTTACACCGCAAAGCCGTGCGGCAGCGGATCAACTCAATGCTCTGGACGGTGGCACCCTCAGCCACTTCCTATTGCGAGCGGTAGGGAAAGAGTCGGCGGTGCTTGAGCTATTCGCCCAGCGTGTTCCCGAGCACGAATCCAAGCTGCGCCGTTTGCACACTCATTGCTTCGCCTGCAGCACGGCCTATACCAGTGACCAGGGCAATTGCACCAGCTGCGGCTATGACCTGCGCGGCTACATCCGCGTGGAGCGCATCAGCAAAAACCACGCGCAAATGCTATCGCTGCTGGACGGCCTACGCCTGGTCCTGAAATTGAGCGACCCCCAGGTCGCTGCCACCCAACGTCAGATCGTGCGGATGGCCATCGAACGCCAGGCGTCGATCAGCTCCGACCATGCCGCCGTGGCCGAGTTTTGGGAGGTTTACGACTACCTCGAATCCTTGAGTGAAGACCCAGTGGTGGACCACAGCACCGACCCGACCGTGATCGCTATCAACCTCAACGAGTTCTGCGAGCGCGCCGTCGAGCACAAACAGAAGGTGGCCGACGTGGCCACGTTGCGCGATCTGCTCAAGGAGTCCCGCTCCCGCAAGTTTCTGGACAGCAATAAGGCCGTCCACAGCGCGGTACGTGCAGCTTTCAACAACCGCAACCCGTGTTCACAACCCCGGCCGACCACAGTGAAGTGCTGGACATTCAAGGCATAAAGGAGAGCAACAACGATGCAGATTCAAGTGTTTATGGGCACTGCCGGCGACGGCAAAACAAGCAAGCTGCAAGCCGTGCAGGACCGCTTGGAATTCACCGGCGAGAGCGCGCCGGTCATCCAGGCCGGTGCATATGGCGAGGATGGCTTGTTAGAGATTCTGGAAGTCAGGGCAGCCGGTGGCCAGCGCGAAATCCTGGTGGACGACTGCAGCCGGCAACAAATTCTGAGGGTACTGGCGTGGCAATCATGCGTTGAGCATGAGCCCGATTTTGACGGCCTGGTGATCCACCTGGCCCGCAAGGACTGACGGTTTTAAAAAGCAGTGCCGAGGAGTTGCAGCTCCCCGACACCCAACCACCACCGAGGACTAAACCATGCAAGCGCAGACCCAAAGCAGCAGCGGCACAAAGGCTACCACACCGGCACGGCAGCTGGTGGCCACCGCGATTATTGGCGCGGCCGTCATAGGCTACCTGGTACGTAAAACGCCCGAATCACGAACCCGTCTGGAAAGTCTGAGCCAGATGGCCAGCACCCTGGGTGAACTGAGTGAAACGGATGCGGCCGTGGTCGCCAAACTGCTCGCCAAGCCAGCAACACGGGGTGTATCACGCCATGTCTGACCGTCCTACCGCAGCCACCGAACGCCGCTTTCCCTGGAACATTGACTACACCAGCCTATGCGACCAATGCGGCTATTGGCGTGTACAAGGCAGTCATCTGAAATGCAGCCGGCGGCGCCAGCTGCAGAACGCCCATTTACGCAACCAGAAGCCGAAACGGTAAGCCGCGTCCACCAGAAGAAGCGCTACCAGATACTTGGCCCGGAAACGGGCCTTTTTGTTTCCGATCGTCAGACTGTCGTTACACGAGTACAGCGTTAGGGGTTTACATGAGTGGGGTCGAAGCTCGCGGCAATTCCGTGAGAATCTATTTTCAGTACGACGGCGAAAAGTGCCGTGAGTCCATACCAGGAGGCAACAAACCGGCCACGGTGGCCCAGGCAAAGCGCTTGCTCGCCATCATCGAATACGAGATTGATTCCGGCATCTTTGACTACGCCCGCCACTTTCCCAACTCGGCCAGGCTAGTGGAAAACACCTTTGGTCATTACCTGGACCTGTGGTTGCGCATCAAGGCCAACAGTGTGGCGGCTTCAAGCTATCGCGGCTACGCCAACAAGGCCGAGGTGCATGTGCGGCCACGCTGGGGCAAGGTGCAGATCAACGCAATCGATCACCTGGATCTGCAAGAGTGGATTCAGGGCACGCTGTCCAAAACCCTCAAAAACAAGACCATCCGCGACATCATCAGCAACGTGCGCCAGGTGTTTCGGCTCTATCGCACCCGGATGAAAGTCGCCCACGATCCCACCGAAGGCTTGATGGTGCGTCTCCCCGATCCCGAAGCACCGGACCCGTTCACCCGGGCGGAAATCAAACAGATCCTGGAAACGCCGACCAACCGCACCTATGAGCTGCTGATGGTGCAGTTCATGTTGTGGGCTGGCCCTCGTGTGTCTGAAACCATCGCCTTGGCCTGGGAGGATGTCGACCTGGAACAAGGCACCGTAACCTTTCGCCGATCAAAGGTACGCGGTGCCTATCGCGTCACCAAAACCCGCCGCTCAATGCGCAAGGTGCGTTTGCTCGCTCCCGCTTGGGACGCGTTGCGCAAGATCGATGCCCTGACTCGACAGCGCAAAGCGGAAACCGTGGAGATTGTTGAACGTGACAACAAGACGGTACGCAAGCACACCTTGCACTTCGTGTTCTTGAACACCAAAAGCGGTCTGCCCCACGCCAACGACTTCGTGGTGCGTGACCGGTTTTTTAAGGCGCATTTACTTGCAGCGGGGGTTCGATACCGTGGGCCAGGTCAGTGCCGGCACACCTACGCCAGTCAGTTGCTGACGACGGGGATCGCCTCAATTGATTGGATTGCCGAACAGATGGGGCATACCAACGGCAATATGATCCGTCAGCACTATGGGACCTGGATCAACGAGGACGGGCCGGACGTGGTAGGGATGCTACAGCTGGCATTGAAGCTATCGCCGGTTACAGCTCCACACTGAATCCGCGCAACCCGACCGCCTCGGCAAATCGTCCTACCGCCGTCAAGCTGGCCCAGGTGCGCAGCGTTTCGCGGCGCGAGCGTACCGCCAACCAGCGGCTGCCAGCGCCGCCCAAGCGGATGGCCAGTGTCCACTTGTCCTCCTGGCGGCTGACCAGCGTATCGCGCACCGCGCCGCCCTCCACCAGGGCGCGCAGGGCTTCTTCATGAATGCCTTGGGGCATGATTAAGCGTGCCTCCTGACTCGAACGATAAAGTCACTGACCTGCGCCGGTGTCAGGCAATTCAACTTCCCGAAGGTCGCTAGATGCTGAATCATTGCTTCATGACTGCCGGGTTGCCGGGCGATCATGCGACGGCAGGTCTTTTCCAGGATCAATCGCGCCATCTGCGGGTTCTCGACCTTTGTCGCATCGAAGGCCAGCGCAATGGCAGTGGCCAGCTCACCCAGGTCCGGATCCGTCCGTTGCAGCGCCCGTAGGGCATTCATCTGCCGTGCAGTGATGGGTAGCGACACGTCTCTCGTCCTTAGCGATCATGCTCAGCCGTTATCAAGGATAATGGTAGACCAGGCTCCCGGGGTCTGGTTTCCGCCAAACGCAAAAAAGCCCGCCGGAGCGGGCCTTGATGTAGGGGGCCATTGAACATAGGGCGCGGTATTCGTAACACGACGTCCTTAGAGATTGCTGGTAAGCCAATCAGAGCAATTTTTATCGAAGCCAACCCATGCTCCTGCACCCGATAGCCCCAAGACCAGCAGCTTGTCATTCGAGTCGACATGCTTCTTCAATGCGTCGCGTATCTGCACGAGAGAAAGATCCGACTTAATAATCCAAGTTGATTCGACGCAATGCCACCATGAGCCAAGGGCTTTTATCGCCTCATGAAGCTCAGCGTACTTTTTACCGGGGGTAATCAGATCATACGTGATCAAAACTGATGCCATCGTGGCCTCCGTTAGCTAGGACGATATCTAATTGATATCAAGCCGAAGCGTAGTCGGGATGCCAACATTGGCCATTTTTTAGCAAGTGAGGCCAATACAGAGAGCCATTCGGGCTCTTTATAAGGCAGCTCATTTTCGCACCAATATAGCGCACCAGTCCCATGGTGGTCCCATGGGGCTATTTTTTGGACGCCAAAAACCACAAACCCCTGACTTTCTCTAGGAAAATCAGGGGCTTGCGTTTTCAGAATGTGGCGGTGAAGGAGAGATTCGAACTCTCGATACAGTTTCCTGTATACACACTTTCCAGGCGTGCTCCTTAAGCCACTCGGACACTTCACCGTATCTCGTCAAACTGATTCAGTCTGTCGAGGCGCGCTAATGTAGTCGAAAGCTTTTCCGATGGCAAAGGTTTTTTTCAGAATTTTCATGCGCTTAGACAGTTATCTCGGCCCACGCGCCTCTGGTAGGGGGTGAAGGGTGACGATTGTGCCATTCTCAAGGCCTGTCGACAGGCGTGCAGAGTGGCTGGCGAGCGCTGTCGTGGCCTGCTCCAGGCCGGCGGGTGGGGAAAAGACTGACTGGCCAGTCAGTCACGGCGCTTTACCGGGGCGGTCATGCTGGGTAACGTCTGCGGCCTGCCCTTCTATTAAACGTATTACAAGGAATCGCGTCATGAGTGAGTTGATTGCCTATCAACTAGACGCCCCAATACCCACCGATAAAAACACCGAAAACTCAAGGTTTTAGGAATATTTTCAGCGTTATTCCGAAAGTATTACCACCCAATGTGGACAGTATGTGGACACTAACCGTGTCCACTCTTTTCACTTCTTTGCAAAACCTTGCACTCCGTGAAATACCCCCTCCCCTAGCAGACGCCGCCGCCGGCCTAGCCTGGCACCCCGAATGCATAACCTATTGGATTGCACAAAAAAACGAGGCAAGGCCCGTCGGCGGGAGGGGGATAAGTGCTTTTTCGCTCAGATTTTTTATGTCCGCCCAGTTTTCAGCCTTTAGCCCAAGTAGCGCTTCGTCGGATACGCCCCCAATCTGATACGACGCACAAATATACTGTGCATACATACAGCACAGATCAAGGCATAAGCGATGAGCGCGCATAACCTGCCCCAGGCATGGACGATTGACACCTGGTTGTCACTCTTAAAAGACGAGGAGGCGCTGCTAAGACATCCGGGCGCCCACCACAAACTGCTGGTGGAACAAGCCCATCTCCTACGCAGGACGCACTTGATTGACTCCAACGGCCTCAGTGATCTTCTTGAGCAAGCCGATGGCGCATTGGCTTACGCCGTAGAAGCGCTTCTGGACGATCCTTGTGACGAATAGGGGAGTACTTCTTATGCATATGCTAATCACACCTATGCGGTGCAAAGGCGTCGCACTGAGCGCGCAAGAAAGACGGCGCTATCCAGCGATCAGGGGAGACGTGCTTGTTGCCCCACAGGTAGCCAATGAGCTTGGGCGCAGCTCAAATGTAGCCAGAGTGTCGAAGGGATTACCGCTCGAACCAGATCCACTACCTCCGCTGCTAGACGCATCACTGGCCGGCATGGCCCCATCTGGCTTCGTCTTGAGTGGTATTGAGTACATTGAGGGATGTGCTTATGCACAATCTTGGTGGTGTCGGCTTGGGTGATTGTTGTAGTCGAACGTTTGCAGGGATACGGCGTCGAGCGCTTCACTCAAGCGAAAAGCAATGTCATATTGACACCAATTTCAGGGAGTCGAATATGTTTAATCTTGATACTGAATACGAAAAGCTAACGCGCGAAGTTTACGAAGAAATACTTAAAGCTGACGGTTTCGACACTATCTCCGTAAAACACAACGTCAACATTGAGGGAAAATCCACACAAAAACACCAACTAGATGTTTACTGGGAATTCAAAGTTGCAGGCATTACTCATCGCGTAGCCGTGGAGTGTAAAAACTACACATCAACAATAACAGTGGGCAAAGTGAGGGATTTCGCGGCTGCCCTCGATGACATAGGTAATATCCAAGGAATCTTTATAACAAAAACCGGATATCAAAAAGGTGCAAAAGTATTCGCAGACCATAAAGGCATAGAACTAAAGATGCTTAGAGAGCCTACAAGCGAGGACTTAGAGATAGCTTCCGGCATAAAAACAATACATGTGGCTGGCACAATATATCACTTAGAAAAGGTACGCCCCACACTAAAACTAGATCTTGACTGGATCGAGGCAAACACCACATTAAAAAGAGGTGAGCCTTATGAAATATCAGGCATGTCTAATGAAATAATTATAATCAACGAAGCGGGCAGAACCATCACAACAATATCCACACTACACAATGAACTCGCACACAACAACGGCAACTTTGAAGAATTTGAAAACCGCATCAAAGAATACGACTTTACAGGCCATTACATAACTTGGCCAGACTGCATATACGGAAAACTTAAACTGGAAAAGCTAGCATTCATATATAGCATGCGCGCCACTAAAACCTTATCAAAATATGAAGGAAGAATTGCGGCAAAAGCCGTACTACAAGATATAAAAACTGGCGAAATACACTTACACCAAAAAGAGGTATCGGTAGAGTTTCAGACAGAGCAGGAAGAACCCGCAAAATGAACGCATTACAATTGCTATTATTGATCATCTGCCCTTCGATATTAACCACATTTCTGGTTGGAGTATTTTTTAAGAAAGGGCTATTTCGACCAACTGAAATCTGGAAAATTTTCTCCCTTAAGCCGGACGATGGATTGGCGAAACAGGCATTATTCTGGTGGAGCATTTTCACTCCTGCCATGTATTTTATAAGCTTTGGCTGGATTAGCTGGCAAGGCTACGACATTTCCATTTCTTCAGAAGGTTTTAAAAAATTTATTGAAATTAGCACTCTCCCTATAGCTCTTTTCTCCTTGGCGATCCCGCTGGGGGTAGTTGTTGCTAGGTTCCACTCTACAGAACAGACGGCACGCCAGATAACAATAGCCAAGCACAAAAACAATCTAGATGCTTTCTATGCTCATCGAAAAGAGTTCTTTGCATACTTTGACAAAATGGGCACCATCACTTTTCTTGACACACTCGAAGTCGATTACAAAATCAACCCAAAATTGCACGGCCTGCTTTTCAAAGGTTCGCCTGAAAATGGCACTCCTGAACTCGACAAAGAATTAATATCTCAAGTAATCGGAAAAATAAAATTCATAAGAACCTGTTTAGACCAAGTACTTCTGAACTCCGACCCTGACAGAACCTTTACGTGGTACAGAACAGCCGCCAGCGACATTTATTGGATATCTTTAATGTTCGGAATACGCGAAATAAATACCCAGATCAACAACATGAGCGTAACCCTGATCGGTTATGGGGAAAATGGCGAAATCATCCGTCAACGATCCATTGGAAAAACCACCGTCCATGCCATATGTGCATTTAGATGCGTCAAAAGTTACATACTGACAATTTTACATTTCTCAGGAAACCAATCAGCTATAGAGCAGGTATATGAAGGCGAAATTGAATACATAGAGAAAACTGGCGGATACATGCACATCAATCCAACAGGACCAGTAATCGAGAGAAATTTTTCGGGTGATTCGGGCACGCCATGGACATTTGAAAATTGAATCAACTGCACCATAAAAAGCTGCTTAAGTCATGTCGTGATTGTTTTTAACTTAACAACCAATATCGAAGCAACTGCAGCTTTTTCAGTGAAAGCAGTTACATCGACAGGGCTAGGGGTTGAACCTGGTAGATGGGTATGTTCAGCTATTTGCGTGTTCATTCTCTGCACCAGGTCGAGCAAATCACACAGCACCTGAAGTACGTTAACACTCTCAGAACCCAACCAGGTCTTGGGGGCGACCAGTCGCTGGCTGACCGCCGCCACGCTTTGGCGGAGTCCCTCAATTCTTTCCTCCATATCGCCACCCACCGTGGCGTTGTGCTTCTGCCCCACCACCAGGTTCAAGTCCCGCCCGGTCGCCTGGTGCAGATCATCCATCGCCGCCAGGCTGGCAGATCCGCCCGATAGCAGCTTGAGCGCTCCCAGGGCCTCGATCGTCTTGATACCCCCCACTGACTCGCTGGAATGGTCGTCTACCGTCCTGGTGTGGTTCTGATAGCGCTCCGTGTTGCCCATGGCCTCCACTTCCCGCTCGATCGCCTTGTCCAGGATCTTGCCGTCAGTCTGGCGTAGCCAGTTACCGTCGGCGTCCACACGCTGCTGGCACGCCTCGCTGTGCTGCCACACCTGGTCACCCTTCGGCACGCTCGGCATGCTCAGCCCGTGGGGCAGGATCGTTTGGATATAGGGCTTGTGCGGCAGGCCGTAGGCAAAGCACACCACCACCTGGGTGCCTTCCTCGGGAAAGGCATAGATGCCCATTTCCTCGCCACCAGTGGGCAGCGGCAACGGCACGCCGGCAAGGATGGGCAGTTTGCTGTCTGGCTCGCCATCCGGCCCCAGGACCTCGATATCAACCGCATAGCGCGGCCGGAAGTCGTCACAGATCCCGGCGCCGGCCGGTGCGTCGGCCACGGCAACAACTCGGGCAAAACGTGGCAGGTGGTAACCGCCGGTGAGTTCGGGGAATTGTCGTTCTACGCTGCGCTTGATTGCGTCGTCCATCGGATGGCCATCTGATTATCGACGAGGGCCACACTGGTGATGCGCTCGCCGTGGTTGATCGTTGCACCTGGTCGTAGCCCGGGAAGGGCTGCAATCATCGCGCTTTGGTTGCCCTGGTAGTCGTCGAACAGTTCCGCCGGCAACTGCAGCGGCGGGCGAACGCCAAAGAAGCTGTCAGCCCAACTGCCCACGAACACCTCCCCATCACCCTGCTGCTGCCAGATAAAGTCGGGGATGTTGAACACCCGGGCCAGGCTGTCCATCGCTTGATAGCCGGCGGCCAGGCTGTAGAAGAACGGCGCCTTAACCCCGGCGTAGGGCTTGTCTGGCACGCGAAAGCGCAGGCCGGTGTGCTGGCTGATCTCGACCAGGACAGCGCGCAGATCGACGTGGCGCAGGTTCAGCGGCAGCGGGTTGGCCAGGATTGCCGCCAGTTCGCGGCAGAACAGCACCTGCTGGGTGCTGCTGGCCGTGGTGGAGCGTTCGACGTAGCCGATGAAGTGGCGCTGCAGCGTGCTGTCGTTGTAGCCGATATCGAGCGTCACCAGGCCTTTGACCGGGGCGGTGGCCTGGATGGTGAAGGTCGCCCGGCCGGGGCTCTTGGCATCCAGCCGCACCTCGTTCTTGACCAGGACATAGGGCGCACCACCGATGGCCAACACCTTGTGCAGCTTCATGGGGTGTTACTCCCGCCCAGCCAGCCATCCACCTTTTTCAGCGTGGCCTCAAAGCCTGTCAGTTCCTCCGGGCCTTCGCTGGAGCCGCCACCGTCGCCAGTACCGCCCACCGCCGCGCCGGGGCCTGACTGGGCTGTCACCTTATTACCTGGGCGCCGGCCTTCGACTTTCTCAGGGTTGGACAGCTTTTCTGTCAGGGTGAACTGGATTAACCAGCCGCGCAGGTTGTCGTCTTCCCGGGCGCTCATGCCTTCGGTGAACGTCACCTGGCGCATGCCGAACGCGGCCGCCGTGTCGTTGACGATGCGGTACGTCTTGAGCTGGCCACCGCTAGCGGTCGCTTCCACCAGGCGCATCAAATCGCGCAGTTGCACCTGGTCAACAAATGGAATCATCAGCGTGACCGTCAGGGTCTTGGGCTTGAAGCCCTTGTGCCCCTTGTCGGTGTTGCTGGTTTGGCCTGACAGGTCGTCGCTCTCAATGCGCAGATTGCCGGTGACCTTGAGGTTCTTCCCGCGTACCTCTTGCCCGTCGAGTAGTAGCGTCATAGGCCCACCAGCTCACGAACAAAGCTCAGGCCCTGCTCAGATCCCACCAGCAGCGCGCCGGCGCACAATACCCACTCATGCCCAGGGGCCTCGCCTTGCAACAGCGCCTGGCGCAGCTCGGTGGCGTTGCCGGGGCCGATCAGACGCGCGCGCATGCTGCTGTCGGGGTTGCCGTTGGCCAGCAGCGCTTTCAGGTCATCCAGTTGTTTGTCGCGGCTCTGTTGCTGGGCAGCCTTGCGCGTGGCCAAGGCCGAAAGATCCGCCATGGGCGAGCTGTCGGCGGCGTAGCTCTCCAGGACAGAAAGCTGGCCGGCCATGGATTGCTGGGCGGCCTTGACCACCGTGCAGCGCTCCAGGGGCAGTGTCTGCCAGCGCGGCAAGGCGCCGGCGGTGGGGATCTCCCACTTTTCCGTTTCCAGCTTCGACAGGTGCCGCGCTCGGCGTTCGGCTCGCACCAGGTCAGGCATCGGCAACAACGCATTGAAGCGCGCCAGGCTCTCGGCCAACTGATCAAAGCGCGTGGCCAGGAACATCAGACACAGGGCGAACTGGGGGCCATCGGGCCGGCCGGTGTCGCTCACGTCCACCAGCTTGCCGGCCAGCTGCTGCAGCAAGTTTGGCGCCGACAGGAAACGCTGATATCCGCGGCCCTGGCCGATACCGCTTTGAAACGGCGTCACCACCAGGCACGCCGGCGCCTCGCCCATCTGAGAGGCGAGCGCGTCACGGCCTGCAGTGATCGCGCCCTGGGCGGCATCACCGACCGGCCCCGGATTGGTGCTGGTCTTGCCGCTCAGGTCTGCCAGGCGCTTGGCCGTGCTGGCCTGCTCGGTGCTGGCCAGATCCTTGGCCGCTGACAGCTGGCCCATCCATTGAGTGGCCTGACTTGGCCAGCGCATGGTCACCGGCGCCCAGTTCATGGCTGCAGGCTCTCCCAGGTCACTACCTCCATGGCGTTCAAGTCGCCATGAGCCAGGGCATGGTCCAGCCGCTGTTTAAGCACATTGGCCCGCTGCAGCAGCTCCATTTTGAAGGTGGTGAAGTCTTCGCTGACCTGGCGCAGTTGCTTGGCCGTGTGCTGGCGCAGCTCTTTGACGCCCGCCTCGTCGCGGCAGCCGTAGGGGCTGTCAAAGCCCTGCAGAATCACACTGGTAAGGTTCAGTTGATCATCCAGTTTGCTGGGGTACTGGTGAGGCGCACCCAACGCCGGGGACCAGAAGCCGCCGGTGATCGCGGTTTCACACGCGGTATTGATCTCGCTGCTCTTCTGCCGGTACAGGCTCTGCAGTTGCTCGGGTTTGCTGGTCCCGGGCGCCAGGCGCGCCACAGGCTGTTTGGTTTCGCTGTCGAACACGATCTGCAAGCCTTCGGACTGCTTGGCCAGCAAATAGGAGTAGTCCTGGTAGCTGATCGGCACGCTGTCGCCTGGGCGTTTTGGGTGAATGCCGTCCACCAGGAAGGTGTGCAGCGACGGGCTGTAAAAGTATTTGCTCATGGGAATCCTTAATGGCCGATCGCGATGTAGCCGTAGGTGGATACCGCCGTGGCATTGGCGATAAAGCCGGTACGGGTGCGGGAGCCGGACACAATGTTCATCACCTCGGCCTGGCCGGATGTGTCCTCGCCCGTGCCCATGTTGAGAACAAAACATTTGTTGGGGAACCCGATCGGGAACAGGAATTGGCTGCCGTTGTTTGCGATGTAGGCATTGCCCCACTGGATGATCAATCCCCCCATCCAACGGGGGAACGCAATGTAGCCGTTGTCTGCCAGGCTGATCGAAAAGCCCCAACGCAGGGTGCGCGGCGTCACGATGCTGGCTTCATCGGCCCCGGCGTCCAGTTGTTCCAGGTTGGCGATCGGCGCGATGCCGGCCACACCAGGAAGGGCCTTTTTGCTGCTGTCGATGATCTCGGACGAACCCGTAAACACAATCGGGTTCGGCCCAGGGGCAACGCGCTGCACGCGCAGAACACCGGCGCCGGCAATCAGGACAACCGACGATCGGGATTCGTCGTGGCGCATCCAGTTGCTGCCGTTCCAGTAGCAGTTTTGCGCCAGGTGGGTTTCGTTCAGGGCCGTCAAAAAACCGTAGGAGCCGCCGTGAATATCCAGGCTGCCTTCGGGCAGGGGATTAACGTTCGGAATGGCGTTTAAGATCCCGTAATCAGCGAGTGTGGTGCCCTTGTTGGCCTTCTTCTTTAGCTCTGCGTCGATCAGGATCAACCACTGGTGATGCTGGTTCAACGACTGGCGCAGTTGATCCAAAAAGCTATTGATGCTCGTTTTATCGTACGTGTCGCCACTGTCCCGTAACTTTTCGCTGTAGCTCCAGGTGATCGGGTTCGGTCCTGCTTCGGCTTTGCGCACATACACGTTACCGGCGTTGGCAAACACCGTAACGCACGGTTTTGATTCGTCGTGGCGTACCCAATAGTTGCCGTCCCAGTAGCAATTTTGGGCCAGGTTGGTCTCAACCGCCGAGGTGAGAAAAGCATAGGTTTCACCGTGAATATCCAGGCTGCCACCCGACAAAGGATTCCTATTTGGGATCGCATCTTTGATCTTGTATTCGTCCAGCGTGGTCCCTTTGTTTGCCTTTTTGTCGATCGCGTCGTTGATGGCCTCGATCAACTGGTCAATATCGCTAGAGCTGTAGGTGTTACCGCTGTCACGCACGTCGAACGATGAGGCCCAGGCGATTGGGTTTTTGCCTGGGCCAACCCGCTGCACCCGAACTCTGCCAGAGCCTGCAATCAATGCCACCGCTGCCCGTTTTTCGTCGTGACGTACCCAGTTGGCGCCGTCCCAGTAACAGTTCTGGCACAGGTGCGTTTCATTCAACGCGGTCAAAAACCCGTAGGAGCCGCCGTGAATATCCAGGCTGTCACCCAGTGGATTGCGATTGGGAATGGCGTCATCGATCTCGTAGTCAGCGAGTTTCGTGCCTTTGTTCGCCTTCTTGGCCAACTCTCCCTCAACCCACTCTTTCCCCGCAAAATGCTTCACCAGGGAGTCACTGATCGGCTCAGCCTGGCGCAGATCGGCTACGGTGTTGGAGTCAGGCAGATCCGCCAGCGGCACGCAAAAATGGCGCACGCCGGCGCTGTCGGTGAAGTCGGCCAGGGCGGCGCCGAAACGCACCTCCCAACGGGCCACCACATCGCTTAACTGGCGCTCCAGGCTCACATCCAGCCAGGCTTTGGCAGGAAAGCCCGGCGGCGCCACGGCGACGGCAGCCGCCGTCAGCACGCGCACGCCCTCGATGTAGGCCGTCCCGGGCAGCACCTGGTAACTGTTGCCGATCTTGGCCAGCTTCAGCCCGTCGCTGAAAAAGCAGGCCCGGCCGAAGGTGTCGCGATTGCTCAGGCGCTCGCGCTCGTCGATGCCATGCAGGCGCACGGTGAAGTCGTGTTGCCAGGTCTTGGCGTCGATGGTGATCCCGGTCAGGGCTTGGGCGCCGTCGAACACCACCAGGAAGTTGCGGGTAACGTTGTTGCCCAGCTGCAGCGGCGGGATGTTCTTGCGCTTCTGCTGCAGCGGTACATACGCCACGGCCAGCAGCACGCCCTCGGCGGTCTCCAGGCCGATCCAGTTCCAGTCAAAATCCCCGATATCGCTGCCCAGCATCAGGCTGTAAACAATCTGGTTGGGGTTCACAAAGCCTTTTTGCGTGACGTCATAGCTCGCCACCAGGTGCGCGGCCGGCTTCGGTGCTGCTCGATCCACCTGGCTGTTCGGGTCCAGCCCGGGCACGTTGGCCAGGACAAACCGCGAAACGATCAGGGGCTGTTGTGCGCCTTGTTTTTGCGCGATCAGGCTTTCACCTGCAAGGGTAATGCTGGCTCCCATGGGGGCTCCTACAGGCTGGCGACCAGCGTTTGCTGGTCGTCGTTGAAGTCCACCGCGACGATGCGCAGTGACACGGGGGTGATGGTCACGAAGTCATAACGCCGGCAGGTGCGGCCGTACTGCTGGATCAGCACCCGCAACAGCTCGGGGTTCTGCGACAGCTGCGAGTCGGACAGGCGCAACAGCACCACGTCCCAATCCCGATCGGGCATACGCTCGTCGATCTCGACGTACCCCACGCCGAGGCGCTGCAGGATGCGTTTAAGCCCGGCCGTGCTACCGGCATCAACCGCGTTGATGAAGGCGAATTTGACCCGCAGGCGGTACAGGCTTTCGGGTTCGTCCTTGAAGCGGCTGATATCCCGCTGCCAGGCCAGCAGATCGAGGACGGTCAAATGGCAGGTGTCGGCATCCATCTGCAGCAGCGGCCATTGCAACCAGCCCTCGACCGTCTCCCACCACTTTTGGCTGGCGGCCTTGAGCTTGGTCAGTTGCGGGCCATCCAACCAGAACGGCAAATTGAGCTTGATCATGCGAACACCACCTGCAGGCTGCTGATCCGGGGAATCGTCAGCTCTGACACGATGTCGGCGTTATCGAAGCGCAACGACTCGATGCCGGCGAACTGCTGGTGGAGTTCTTCGCCCAGGCGGCTAAAGGAGAACCGCGACTGCGGATAGGTCAGTGTCGGCTGGTAGTCGCCGGTGCCGCTCTCGCGAAAGGCGGCACGGATGAATAGATCGACTTCGGCCTGCAGCTTGGTGCGCTGCTCGACGGTCAGCAGGCCTCGTGGCCACAGGGTCAACTTCAGCGCGTGCTGGGTTTCCGGCATCACCATCACCAGCAGATCGTCGCCGTGGCCATGGTTGCCCTGGTCGCGGATATGCGCGTTGATTTGCTCCAGGTACGTCGCCGCCGGCACGTCCGCGTCGAACAGCACATAGGCATTGGCACTGCCTGGCCCCCGTGGGGCGCCGTGCAGAAAGTACACGCCATCGGGCCGCACGCCCGGAAAACCGGCGATCATCGCCCGGTACACCGCGTCGGTGTGCCACTGGTTGACCGCCGAGAACTGGTTGCGCACGCGCAAACGCAGCTGCTCGTCGGGCTCAGGATCTGCACCTGGTGCAATCAACCAGCCGTCAGCGTTGACCACCTGGGCGATGCCGGCGATCGGCACCGGCAGGATGGCGTAGTAACCCGGGGCCAGGTTGTAGCCGCTGCCCACGTCCTGGGCCTCCACCGGCACTTCCAGCTGCATCAGCCCATCAGCAAAGGTCGCCGCCTGGGTGGTCACCAACTGGTAGATATGGCCATTGATCGCGGCCGACTGCACCAGGATGCCGGCGGGCAGCTCCAGGGCGCCGCCGGCAACGTCGCGGGTAAACAACAACACGCCTTTGGCCTTGGTCGCGCCTTTGCGCTCGACGTTGACCGCCCAGGCCAACATATCCAGCCACTTACGGACGGCGGTTTTGACAAAGAAGTTAGGCAGCACGGTGTCGCTGACAAAGGTAATCAGCCACATGACCGGCTTAGTCACCAAGGCCGTGATCACCCGCCAGAACGGCGAATAGGCGCTGGTGTTGCTCATCTTGCTCCCCTGGGCGGCAACTTCCTTTTCCCAGGCTTTGCGCAAACCTTCCTCGGTTACCGGAATGCCGGACTCTGCCAGCGCCTGTTTAAAATCAACGTCGCTCACAGGGTCACCTCGATATCGCCAAATTTCAGGGTTTTAGCCGTGACCAGGTACTTCCCGGTTTGCACCTGGTTAATCAGGGCAGTGCCGGGCACCAGGCGTTGGTCGGCCTCCACCAGCAGCTCCAGTTGCTGGATGCAGTCGCGCTGACGCAGCTTGCTGCGCTCGGCCACCAGCGTTACCAGCAGGCCGCTTTCGCGGATCATGTGCGCAATGTCCTGGGCGATACTGGCCCGGTCATCAATCAGCAGCGGCTGACGGGACGGGTCCAGCGCCAGGTCGTTGTCGATGATCAGCAGATCGATGTATTCGCTCATCAGCCCACCGCCATGGCTAACATGCCTTCCAGTTCCAACTGGTTCATTTGCTTACCGGTATGGATGTTCACGTTCTCCACATGGGTGCCCTTGTTCTGGGTTTGGTTGTTGTTCTGGATGCTTGCCAGCAGACCGCCCCGGGGCACAGCGTCTGGCCGCTTCGGTGACAGGCTGGCCACAGAGCCGTTGATACGCTGCTGGCTTTGCTCGGCCTGCTGCATAGGTGGCGGCGCCATTACTAGGGCAGGCGCTTGACGCGGCGTCTCCAGGGCGGCGAGTGGCTGCGCGATCGGCGCCGGGCCTTTCGGTACGGGGGCCAGGACCAAGGCCGGTGCTTGTGCCTGGGGCTGCAGGGTGTTGAGCATCGGCGCAGGTTGTGCTGGCACTTTCGAGGTGGCCGCCATCACCAGGGGCGGCGCCTGGATCGGCTGCTGGGCGGCGCCCACCAACTGGGGCAGCAACGGCGCTTCGACCTGAGGTGCACTGATACCCGGCATTTGGGGCGGTGCCGGCATATCCCCGAATGCAGCGTCGATCTGCACGCCCGGGATCTTGTTCAGCATCTCGATCAAGCCATTGATGGCCTGTTTAAAGATGTTGACGATGCCGTCCCACGCCGCGCTGGCCATGCCCGCCCAGCCGCCCATAGTGCCAAACCAGTCAGACAGCGCGGTCAGTTGCCCGCTAACCCACTGGAACGCCTCACTGTTGAGTAGCGCGCTGGTCCATTGGTCCCAGTAGATAATTGCCGCCGCCACGGCCGCGACCAGGGCAACGATGCCGATCACGATCCACGTCACTGGGTTGGCCAGCAACGCGGTGTTGACCAGCCAGATCGCCCCCTGCCACAGCAGCATGGCGCCCTTGACCAGGCCCATCCACGCCACCATCAGCACCAGGCCGGCGACAAACGCGACCGCCATCACGGTGTGGTAGAGGAACATGGCGATGCTGCGCAGGCCCACCATGGTGAGGACTTTCCAGACCGTGACCAGGCCCAGCCAGACCATTTTCGACATGCCGACGGTCAAGGTGAGTAACGACAACGCGGCGATGATGCCGAACACCACCAGCACGGCGATGCTGATCACCCGGGTGATGTTGGGGAACAGTTGCGACCAGCGTGTCAGGGTGGTGGCCACGCCTGTCAGCCTGGCCATAAGCGGCCCCAGGATCGGCATCAGTGATTGACCGAAGGCGATGCGCAACGCCTGCACGGCAGCGGCGAACTGCTGCCACGGGTCTACCATGTCCTTGGCCATATTCTTGGCGTTCTCCAGGCCGCGCACGTTGCCCAGCTGTTCCATGCCGTTTTTCAGCCGGCCGGTGTCGCCCATCAGGCTGGTGATCAGGCGCGCCGCTTCGCCGCCGAAGGCATCGCGTAGCTTCTTGCCGTTGGCCTCGATCGACAGATCCCCGAACTTGCCCTTGAGCTTGTCCAGAATGTCCATCATCGGCAGCAACTTGCCCTGCTGGTCCACAAAGGACGTACCGAGCTTTTCCGAGGCGCCGCTGACGTTCTCGAAAAACGCCTTGTACAGGCCGCCCGCCTCGCCGCCTTCCATGCTGCTGCCCAGGGTGCCCAAGACTGCCATCTGTTCCGCCAGGCTCACGCCGGCGGTGCTGGCCAACCCACCGGCGGCCTTGAACGCCTCGCCAATCTGCGCGCCGCTGGTACGGAACAGCTGCACCGCGGTCGCCGTCTGGCCCGCCAGGGTTTCAACCCATTCGCTTTTGCCCATGGCATCGGCCTGGCCTTTGAACAGGCTGTACATGGTGCCCACGTACTGGCCCATGGTGTCCGCGTCGGATTTGGTGGCCTTGGCCAACACGTTGCTGGCATTGGTCACCATCGCCAACTGGTTGCCCGTTAACCCCTTCATCGCGCCGTCGATGCTGTACGCCGAGGCCACAAAGTCCCGGGCGTTCTCGCCGTAGGCCACCGAAAACTCCAGCGACTTGCGATTCAGCGCGTTCAACGCATCTTCGGCCACGCCGAGCGATCGGACCTCGCCCAGGGCGCGGTTCATCTCCAGGGCCGGTTGCAACGACTGATTGATGGCCGCGCCAGCGCCCAGCAGACCCGCCAGGCCAAAGCCCATGGTCTTGATGTTCTTTTCGCTCTGTTCGGCCAGGTCAGAAAAGCCCATTTTCACCTTGCCCAGGGGCGCGGTGACCTTATCGGTCAGGCTCAAAATAAAGGCCAGGCGGGCGCTTTGGTCAGCCATCTAGGGTTATCCGTTCAATGCGTAGGCGATGCCGTTAGCGATGGCGATTTCCATCCGGCGCCAGTGTTCGTCTTCCAGCCATTTGGCCGTGCCCATCACCTCGGCGGTGGGCTCGGCCCCAGGTAGCCAGCGGCCGGCCAGGGCTACCAGTTGGCCAAGGCCGTTTTCGGTCAGTCGTTCGGCGTGGTCGAGGGCTTTTTTACGATGATTTCAACGTCCGGGCCGTACTCTTCCAGGAGCGCACCAGCCAGTTGCATGACCAGCACCGGGTTGCCCAACTGGGCCTTGAGGGAGGCGCGCTGTTCCTGCTTGACGGTGTTCACCAACAGGTTGTTCGCCGGCGAGACCTTGTTGTTTTGGGTCACCGCGTTGAAGTACTTGGTCACGTCCTGGGGGGTCAGTTCAAAGGTGAATTCCTTGTCGCCTACTTCCAGGGTGATCTCGCGTTTATCGTTCATGGGTGTTGCTCCGTTCAGGGGTAAAAGTAAGGTTCAGCGCAGGCAGATCCGGCGCACGTGGTCCTGCAGGCCCAGGATCATTTGCCGACTAAGGGCAAGCTGATCTCTGAGGGTGAAATAATCTTGTCGAGCGTCTGCAGTGAGTTCGGCGGTTCCTGCATCAGCCAGGCCGCCGGCGCCGGCTTTGCTGGCGGTTGGGGCGCTGCAGGTAGCCTTGACTGGCAACCGCTTACGGCCAGCGCCAACATCAAGGCGCAAAGCATCGTTTTCAGCGCGTTCATGGTTCAATTCCTGGGTTCGTTGAAGGTCGATGGCGTCACGGTCGGCCAGCATCTCGCCGCTGATCCGTGCGGCTTCGCGCAGCCCGACCACTTCGGACAAGGCGCTGTCACGCTCGCGGCGGGCGTCGTCGCGTTGGCCTTCCAGCAGGCCAAAACCGATCCAGGCCACCAGGCACAGCGCCAACGGGAAAAGGGCTCCGCGCAGCATCACAAGCCCGCCTTGCACAGCTCGACCTCGGCCAGGCGGCGCGCGTGCAGGCCCGGGACAAACACCTTTTTGCCCTGGGCGGTGGTGATGAATGCCCAGACCGGTGTTTTGCCGTCAGGCGCCCAGGCCAGGGCCTCACAGCCGTCCTCGATGCGGCCGGCATTGATCAGGCCCACGGCGCGACTGGCGCAGGTGCTGGGCGTGCCGAAGTTGTGGCCATGGCTGCTCAGGGCGTCGAACGTGTTCTGGCCCACGTCCTGGTTGGTGATGCAGTCGGCCAGCTGCAGTTGGCCTTTGCGGATCACCAGTTGCTCCACCTCATCGCACCGGGCGTCTGACCAGTAGTCACCGACCACAACTGGGTAAGGGCTGGTGTGTCGGGTGATGCCCTTGCACACGGTCGGCAGGCCACGGGCCAGCTTGTCCGCATACACGGTGTTCTGGCCGTTGCCTTCCCAAGTGCCCAGGAACACCACCAGCGTGGAGCTGCACAGAGCAATGGCGCCGGCGGCGATCTTGCCGCGCAGGCTCATGGGAACAGCACCCGCAACAGGACTGGCCCGAACATCTGCAGGATGGCCCACAGCGTGCTGGCCACCGCCAGCGCCCAGGTGATTTTGGTGCCAATGCCAGATACCACGCTGGTCAGCTTCTGCTGGCCCACGTTGAGTTCCGACAGCTGGCCAGACATGTGTTCAAACTGCTGTTCCAGCTTGCTGACACGGATAGGCACGGACTCATGCCGGGTTTCCATGTAGGTCAGGCGGTGTTCCATGATTGCCATATTTTGCTCCAGGCCGGCCAAACGGCCGGGCTCTGAAAGTGCCTCGTTGAGGCTTGGCCGCAGACTGTTGGTCATCGGCGGTTTCCCTTCTCGAAAGTGGTCTGGCATGGCGTGCAGCGGATGATTCCGCCCTGTTCCTGGCGCTTGGCCGGGATCTCGTCGTCACAGTCCAGGCAGTGACTACGGCTCGGCCCCGAGGGGCGCAGACGGGCGCGGTGGGCCTGAATGCACCGCTCGCGCTCCAGTTCCTCGATCTTCTTGGAGTCGTCGAGCCAATCACCCATCAGCCCAAGCCCTCGATCTCGGTGGAACTCAGGTACGGCACGCCGTTGATGCGGATAAAGTCCGGGCTGGTGACCTCAAACGGCACCTTGTGCTTGGTCTTTTCGCCGCCCTTGGGGTCGATGCTCAACAGGCTCGACACCTTCAACTTGCAGCCGAACGCCTCGATGCGCAGCTCGTCGTCGCCAGCCTTGGCGAAAAACACCGAGTCGAACGCCTCCAGCTCGCGAAAGCTGCCGGCAGCGCGTGCCGCGTCGATCAGCAAGCCGAAGTTGGTCGAGTCCAGTTCAAACTCGCCAGCGGCCGACACGTCGCCATCGACGTAGCCGTCAGGTACGCCCCGGGTTTGTGCGACCTTGCTGTTGTCGGTGATATCCAGGGTGCAGCTTTCGACGTGGACCAGGAGGTCGCCCAGGTTCACGTCAAAGTTCTTGCCGCCAATACGTGACATGCGGGGTTACTCCGAATCGTCGGTGGAAAGGTCCAAGGCGATGTTCGCCGTGAGGTCTTTCGGGCAGTTGTGGGGCTTGAGCTTGATAAACGCCTCGACGGCGGTTTTGCTCTTCCAGACCAGCACGATGTCGCCGTCTTTTGGCGATTCGATCTCGCCCGGGAACACCTCGCCGGCGAATTTGACCGACTTGGCCATCCGGCGCAGGGGCGCCATCAGCGCGTTGACGTTCACCGCCATGCTGTTGGCCGTGTTGTTCAGGCGCCGATCGGCCACGCGACGGATCAACAGCGGACGCACCAGGCGCGCCGCCTTGTCGGCCAGGCGCAGATATTCGATTACCTGGTAGTCGCTGGCCGGGGTGTCCAACATGTTGCCGTCGCCCCAGTACACGCCCGGGTAGTCGGGATAGGTCTGCGAGACCGAGAAGCGAGCTTTGTCCAGCTCGGCACGGATGGCAGACGGCAGCGGTTTACCCTCGCTGTCGATCGGCACCGGCCCCAGGCCCAGCACTGCGCCGGTGGCCACACGCATGGGGCTGTCGGCAATGCTGACGGCGGCATTCGCCAGGCGACCGGCCAGCACGCCCTGGTCATTGCCGTGGAGCTGCGGGACTACCAGCACACGCGGCGCGGCCACGCCGGCGGTGATTGCTTTTTGCTCGACCAGGTACTGCGCCCAGGTGAGTTGCGCCGCGATGCCGGCAGTCGCGGCCATAAAGAAGACGCGGCGTCCGTAGACATTGCTCACGCCAATGGCCGCATCGTGCATGGCTGACAGTTCGTCGCCCTTCAAGACGGGTTTGGTGATCACCACGGCCTCAACGGAAAAACCCTGTTGCTGCGCGATATCCAGAGCCGTTTTCCAGTCGCCATCAGTGCCGATCGGCGCCGCCAGGCACGCCCAACGATCGCCGCCGTTCAAGCGTGCTGCAGTGATCTGGGTTTTCAGATCGCTTGCCGGAATGCCCAACTCATTGTCCAGATCGCTGTCGGTGTTGAGGGCGAGCAATTTGCCGGTGTTTTTCGGGCCGGCCCCGATGAACAGAAAATAGCGCTCGATCTCAGTCACGGCGCCTTGGCCCAGATTGAGATTGTTAACGCTGACTTTGCCAAGTGCCATGCTGTGCCTCGTTAGCGGGGTGAATTTAGGATTTGCTGCAGCACCTGGTTAACCAGCACGCTGGTGTCACGTTCGCTGCTCGCACCGAGGAACTGGCGCTTGGGCAAGGTGATATCCCAGCTCTGCGCGCCGGTAGATTCGGTTCGTTCGTCGTTCAAAATGCGGATCAGCAGGCCGGCCTGGGCGTAGTTCACATGCTCTTGAATCCACGCTACTGACGGGCGGGTCAGGCTCTTTTTGCCCTTCTGCCGGGTACGAAAGCCCAGGCGGCGTAGGCGCTTGGCCTGCTTGTCGGTGCAGGCGGTGCCTGGTGGAACCTTGTTCCAGCGGCGCATTTGCGCGGCCGTGCGCCGCTCTGACACGCCGTTGTGTTGCTGGGCGGCGACCCATCGGGTCAGCGCGTTACGCCAGCCCAGTTCGGCCTCGTCGGCACTCACGCGGGTGACCTGCAGCAGCTTGGCCAGGCCGGCTTCCATCTTCTTTTTGCCCTTGCTCGATCCCTTGCGGGCCTCGAAAGGCGAGCCGTCCAGGTTCTGCTGATCGCGCACCCGCTTGCGGCTCATGGTCCGCACGCGCTTGGTCACGTTGTTGAGCAAACGCCGGCGCAACTGCGGCGACAGACTCAGCAGCGCCAGTTGCTCGCGCACGCCCAGATAGCCCCGGGCGTCCAGCTCCAGGGTGCTACGCGCCATGATCGACCTCGCCCTGTTCGGCGGTCCAAAGATCGAACGGGATAAACGCCCAGGTCTTGCCGAATGCCTCGATTTCGCCGGTGGGATCTTCGGCCAGGTATTGCGCCTCGACGAACTCCAGGGACAGCTCCACGTCGAAGGTGTCCGCGTCCAGGGGCTCGACGTTGAACAGCGGCGCCGGCAGGTCGTGGTGGTCGCGATTACTGTCGTGAGTTTCGAGCCAACTGGCGACCAGGGCCATTAGCCTGGCCGGGTGGTCCGCGAAACGCTCCAGGGCGAACACGGCGCGATAACGCATATCGGACATGTGCAGACCGTCGCGATCGGGCTTCCAGATCAGTTCCAGGCTGACCTGTTCGGTCCAGCTGTCGAACTGTTCAGGCTCCACCAGTCGGCGTTCCATCAGGTAGGCGGTCAACGCCTTGAGCTGGATCACAACAGCACTGCCGTGATGCGACCACGGCCCTGCAGGGCACGGACAGCCTGCTGGCTGAACTCCAGAAAGGTCTCGCGGCGTTCGGGGGCTTCCTTGCCGGTGTTTTCGGCGCTTTCGCGGCGGGTGACGGTGGCGAACTGGGGCAACGAATTGCCCTTGGTGCGGCAGTACACGGCGCGCTTGTACAGCTTCGCCCCGAAGGCGCGTTCAGGCAGAAGCGTGGAATCCGCGGTCTCGATATTGGTGATACCGAACGCTTGCCACTTGGCCTTGCACTTGGCCAGGTCGTTGTTGACCTCGATCATGGCCATGGTCATGTCCGCGCCCAGCAGCTCCACCAGGTACTCCGCCGGCAGGCGATATTCCTTCTGGAATTCAGCCAAGGAGAGGTTCGGCCAAAAGCCGTCGTTCTCAATCTGCCGATCCACAAAGGTGGTGGTTTTCCCGGAAAAGCTCATCGCTGGGCACTCAAATAGGGCAGGAAAACTGTCTGCCGTGGGGCGGGCCATAAATGGCTGACTCACTTCGACAGCTCCCTGCAGGGGGGGTAGACGGTTATTCAGTGGCCTGATCGGCCTGTTCTTTCTGCTGTTTTTCCAGGGCTTTGCGGGCACCGTTCAGGCGCGTTCCTACGCCGATTTCTGGATACAGCTCCACGGCTCGCTCAAAGTGAGTGATGGCTTTGTCCCAGTCCTGGGAATCGAGGGCTTGAAGCCCAATCACCTTGTGGTAGCGAGCCGTAATGCCTTCAAACAGATCCCACTCGCCATCCACGAAGGGCAGCAGATCACTGACGTAGGGTTCTGGACTGCGCTTGGCCTTGTATTCCGACTCGGCCCAGTCGATCACCGCATCAGCGACGAAGGTCTGCACATCACGCCGCTTGAAGCGCGGTGGCATCTGCTGGTCTTGCGCCATGGCGAACTGCGCCACTTCCAGGCCGAGTTCGAACTGGACGGTATCGAACAGCCACACCACGACCTGGGTTAACACCGGGTTGGGGTGGTTCAGGCCGGAATCGCGGTAGCGCTCCACGTACTCCATGTACTTGGGCAGTAGCTCGTCGCGCTTGATTTGCTGGCGGGTGTCCAGGCTCTTAATCCCGCTCAGGCGCTCCAGGTCCAGGGCCAGCGCGACCTCCATCAGCTTCAAATGCTTCTGGGCGTTTGCTGGACTGGCCAGGGCCGTGGTTGAGCTGTAGTGCGTAACTGGCGCCTCAGCCGCTGGGCCTTGTGCGAGTACACGCCGCTTATGGGCTAAGGCGATGCTCATTTAAGAAGCTCCAGGTTGCCGGCTTCGATCGCCGCGAATTTTTCCAGCTGCTCGATCACGTAGCCTTCATTACGGCCGTTGTAATCTTCGACGCGGGAGCGCTTCGGGTTTTCGATCAGGTGACGGCGCCAGCTGGTGTCCTGGAAGTACAACGACAGGTTGTCCCAACTGGTGACCGTCACGCCGGTGGCCGGAAAGTGCGGGATCACGAAGGACGGCAAACCGCCATAGGTCGCGATCACCTGGGCGCCTTCAATACGTTCTTTCTCGGTAGGGGTGCCGCCCTGCTTGGCGTACAGCTTGCCCTTGTCATTGGCCAACAAGTCGCTACCGATGATCGCGATCAGGTCGCCGGCATCACGGAACACCGGGTCGATCATCTGCTTGACGTCGTGCACCAGGGCATCAAGGTTTTCGTAGTCACCGCCAGCGCCCAAGGTGATCTTGCCCGCTACTGCGCCTTCCTTGAGTACCTGGGCCGGGATCTGCTCACGGGCGATTTGTAGCCAACCCTTGTTCACATCCTGGAGCATTGGGTTAGCGGTGATATCGGTCTGTGGCGCGGCATGGGTGCCGTGCCAGCCGATCATGATGCGGTCCAAGGCGATTTGGCGTTGCACCGCCGCGCTGTAGCGTTCAGCGAAGTCCGGGAATTTGGCCCAGCTGTCGATTTTGGCGAACGACAGGCCCACGTCGGACTCGGTGTGGAACAGCTCATAACCCACGCTGTCCAGGTCGCAAAAATCCTTGGCCTCGCGGTCGGTGGTTTTGGTGTTGGTACGGCTGGACACCGGGCCAGTGACGCCAATCATCACCTTTTGGCCTTTGATTTCGGTGACTGGCACGATGTTGATGCGACTGAGAAAGTCGGATTTCTCGGTGATTTTGTCGTTCAGTTCCTGGGCAATGCTCGGCTCGACAGCGAACTGGCGAGAAGCGTCCTGGACGTTGTACGACTCAGCCAGATCGTCCTGCAGGAGGGCGAACTGTTCCTGGGCGTGACTGCTAAGAGAGGTGCCCATTTATACAACTCTCCGCTTTTGGCTGTTGCTCGCGCCGGTCGTGCGGGGAATCACGCGGCCCTTGGGGGCGTCCAGCAGCGCGGAAAATTTCTTGTCCAGGTTGGCCACGGCTTTTTCCAGTGCGGTGGTGCTGGAGCCAGTTTTGCGGCGACGGGAAAACGCACGTTCTTCCTCGGCTTTGTCGAGAATGTCCTGGACGGATTCCTCTACGTTGTCGATGGGTTCCTGCTCCAGCTCAACGTCGGTAGTCGCTGGCTCGATCAGGGTTTGAATGCCGGCAGTGACGAGCAACAACTGTTCGACCAGTGCCGCCAGCGCTTTGGCTGTAGCTTCATCCATTGGGGGTTTGCTCTCTGTTTGAGGTTGCGGGGTTGCGGGGGATTCTTCGAGGCCGAAGCGCTTAAACAGGCTGGTGATCAGGGAAGACAACTTGCCCAGCTCACCCTGGGGCTCGGGCTCAATCAGTTGCCCCAGCTCAACGGAAGCGGCGTAGTACGCGGCCTTGTTGGTTTGGCGGGAAAAGTAGAGTTCTTGAGTGCCCAGGCTAGCCGGTGAGTCGGTGACGGCCAGGCCGGTCAAATAGGCTTTGCCGCTGCCTGCAAAGTTGGGGGTGATCTCCACGCTGGAGAACAGCTTTTCGCCTCGATCGTTCAGCCATAGCAGTTTGTCGTTAGGCTTGAGCTGGGCCTCCAAGGCCACTTGGCCAGGCTCCAGATCATCATCGTCTTCAACCAGGCGAGCGGCATATACGGTGCCGTGTGAGCCCGGGCCACGTTCGTGTTCGCTCCAGATCACCGCCGTGTATTTCGACGGTTTATAGGTCTCAGCGACATCGCGCAGTTCCTGGGGAAGGATCTCGCGACCATCGGCGGTGGTGCCGCTGGTGGCGACACGTTTCCATAGCGAAACAAGGGAACGGGGCATGGGCGTTAACTGCGCTCAATCGGTGATATGAGCCGCCACGATAGGGAGCCGCCAGGACTCAAACAAACGGTTCCCTTGCGCGTTCCTCCTATATTCAGGATCTAGGATATTCACGGAATTTAACCCCGCGTTTTGCCGGTTTTCGCCGCATAGACTGCGGCCATGCCATATGCCCCCGAACTTCGCGAAACCGCCAAACGCCTCTATTTGCGCCGCTGTAAGCCGCGTGAAATACAGGCGCAACTCAAGCTGCCAAACATCCGCATCATCTATTACTGGATCGCCAAGGGCGGTTGGGACGAGATGCTTTCGGATGAGGAACCGCTGACGGCCGTCAGCCGCCGAATCACCCTGATCCTGGAGAGAGCCGCGACCCTGACCAAGGGCGAACTGGACGAACTGGATCGGCTAACGGTCGTGCGCGATCGGTTGTTAAAGCAGTCGGCCAAGCAGGCGCCAGCACCCGCCGGGGATGCTCCCGTCGACCATCAGGAGTCGCGCCAGGGCCAGCGCACAGAGCGCCGCGATCGGGGCGACAAAGGCGGCCGGAAGCGGGAAAAGAAGGTCAAGAACGATATTAGTGAACTCACCGAGATAGATTTCTTGGAGAAGTTCACCTCAAACATGTTCGCGTACCAGCAGGAACTGTTGGCGGCGATGAAAAATCCGCTGACGGCCCGTATCCGTAACATCCTGAAAAGCCGCCAGGTGGGGCTTACCTATTACTTCGCGGCCGAAGCCTTTATGGATGCGGTGCTGACGGGTGACAACCAACTGTTCCTGTCTGCCAGCCGCGCCCAGTCAGAGGTGTTCCGCAGCTATATCATCAGCTTTGCCAGCAAGTGGTTTAACGTCGAGCTGACGGGCAATCCGATCGTATTGAGCAAAGATGGCAAGCCCTGGGCAGAGCTGCGCTTTTTGTCCACCAACGCCTCGACGGCACAGAGTTACCACGGGCACCTGTACGTCGATGAATATTTCTGGATTCCGCGTTTCGACAAGATCCAGGGCGTGGCCAGCGGCATGTCGGCACATGAAAAATGGCGGCAGACATACTTCTCAACGCCCAGCGCGGTGACACACGAAGCCTATCCGTTTTGGACAGGTGAAGAATTCCGCAACAGCAAACGCGGCAAGAAACTGGGCAAGGACTGGCCGAGTGACGCGGCGATTCACCAGGGCGCGCTGTGCCCGGATGGGCAGTGGCGAAAGGTCATCACCGTTCTGGATGCCCAGGCCGGTGGCTGCAACCTCTTCAACATTGAGCGCCTGCGCCTGGAGAATGACGAAGATCGCTTTGATCAGTTGTTCATGTGCAAGTTTATCGACAGCACCCAAAGCGTGTTCTCACTGTCCGACCTGGAACGCTGCTATTCCGACTTGGCGCTGTGGACTGATTACGACCCGGATAACCCTCGTCCATACGGCAATAGCCCCGTGTGGCTGGGCTATGACCCAAGTCGGACCCGGGACGATGCCACATGCGTGGTGGTCGCGCCGCCACTTGAGCCTGGCGCCAAATTCCGCATTCTGGAAAAACACAGTTGGCGCGGGCAGTCGTTCACTTTCCAGGCTGCCCAGGTCAAGAAGTTGACCGAGCGCTTCAACGTGCAGCACATCGGCATCGACACCACCGGCGTGGGTTACGGCGTGTTCGACCTGGTGCGCGACTTCTATCCACGGGCGACCTCGATCCACTACAGCCTGGAAACCAAAAACACTCTGGTGCTCAAAGCCCAAGACACCATCCAGGGCAGCCGCATTGAGTGGGACGCCGGCTGGAGCGATATCGCCCAGGCGTTCCTGACCATCAAACGCGGCGCCACAGCCAGCGGGCAGATCACCTACAGCGCCTCCCGTACTGACGCCACCGGCCATGCCGATGTGGCCTGGGCGGTCATGCACGCGCTGGCCAATGAACCCCTCAACACCAACAAACAGCGGCGTAGCCGTTACACCCTCAGCGGATCCAGTAGCCATGCCCCAGCGAAAAAGAAAGCAGCAACACAAACAACCCGAGCGGCAAGCCATGCGGGCGTTTTCCTTTGGGGCCCCGGAACAAGTGTTGACCGAAAATATCGGGCAGTACCTGGGCGTATTCGCCACTCACGACGGTCGAATCTACACGCCGCCAGTGTCGCGCCAGGGGCTGGCCAAGCTGCTGCGTGCAAACGCACACCACGGGGCCATTCCCGGGTTCAAGCGCAACTTGCTGTTGCGTGAATTCATCCCGTCGCTTGGCTGCAGCACCGCCACCATGAGTCGCGCCGCGCTGGACTTTATGGTGTTTGGGGAGGCGTACTTCTTCCGCAAGCCAAACATGTTCGGCCAGATCCTGGAAATGGAACACCTGCCGGCGATCAACATGCGGGTGATGGTCAGCGGCGGGTTTGTGATGCTGCAGGCGGATGGCAAAGAAGTGGAGTTTGACCAGGACGAGATTGAACATGTCCTTAACTACGACGTGGAACAGAACATATACGGCGTGCCTGATTACCTGGGCGGGCTGCAGGCGCTGTTACTCAACGAAGCTGCAACCCTGTTCCGCCGGCGTTATTACAGCAACGGCGCCCACGCGGGCTACATCTTCTACACCAACGACCCGAACCTAACCGAGGAAGACGAGGACGAGCTGCGAGCGCAGATCAGCGCCAGTAAGGGGGTGGGCAACTTCCGCTCGATGTTCGTCAACATTCCGGACGGCGGCGAAAAGGCCATCCAGATCATCCCGGTGGGAGACTTCCAAGCCAAGGACGAACTGGAGAAGGTAAAGAACATCACCCGTAACGACGTGATTGCAGCTTGGCGCATGAACCCCGCGCTGGCCGGGATCATTCCGGAAAACAGCGCCGGTTTTGGCGATATCGAAAAGATCGACCGGGTATACACCAGCAACGAGATACGCCCGATCTGCCAGCTATTCAGCCAGCTTAACGAGACGCTACGGGAAGATCGGCGGTTTGGGTGGCGGGAAGTTGCCGTAATGGCCGAGGTTACTTGATGTTGGGCCCCCGATAGGGAAAACCACTACATCTTGTGGCAGAATAGTGCCTGATATGGAACCCTGGGGAGGGATGCTGATGCGGGTGTATTGTTCGGAGTGTGGCAGTAAAGGTCGTATTGCTTCGCGTGATGATCTTTCCAAGAAGTTTGCCAAACTCTACTGCCAGTGCGGCGATGCCACTTGTGGTCATACTTGGGTAGCCAACCTCACCTTTTCCCATACTCTCAGCCCTTCGGCGCAGGCGGTCGATCGTTTATTGTTCGACCGACTTCGCGACCTGCCCCGTGCTCAACAGAGAGAGTTATTTGATCAACTCGGTGCGCTACCATCCACTTGACTGCATACTTTTGAAACAACCGAGTTTAACTGTTCAAAACAATCAATTCTAAATTGAGTAAACCCGGCCTTTGCATACTCTGAAAGTTCTGTATCCGTCGGCAAAACCTCTAAAGCAAATGCAACCGAATTCCGGCAATTTTGTAACTCCTCTCGAAACTCCGTCAACTCATAATTTTTTTTCATAATTGCAAATTCCATATCCGACAGAGGCTTGATGGAACAGAGTTTAGATGCTGGCCTTTTAATTCGTCAAGCATTCGGAACATGGTTTTTTATCAAAGTAAACTATCAGTAAAATAATATTTTACCGTTGGTTTACTCCAGAACATCCACTATTACAGCTTGCTTTTTACGGCTTTTTGCTTTTCGCCAATCACAAACCAAACAAACAACAACTAAATACATGAGACTTAAGTTTCATGTACAGAGTTTTGTACTCAACGTATTGAAATACGTGACACATCTAGCACGCTCTTGACACAAAACTCGCATTTCAAAGTTATACACCTCGCCAACAAAACCCGATTCGCAAGCAAAAAAAGGCGCCGAAGCGCCTTATAAATCAGAATTTTCTTGGAGTTTTTCGCTATCTTTTCGTCAAAGCGTGACAACCCCGAAACGCCGTTGACCTGACGTATTTTCAAACGCAGCTACAACCACCCCCAAAGGAAGGGGAATATGCACTACCCCGGTCCCTGTATCGTGCTGCAGCAACCCCGTGGCATCCACCAGCACGAAGTCCGAGGGTAACTCTAATTGTCGAAGTAGCTGATCGTGTTGATCATCACTGAGGGTGACTGTTCTCCCGTCGATCAATACGAACATGGGGTTGCCTCCTGGGCTTCCAGATCTTCAATTTTCTTGAGCAACACGCTGATAATTTTCTCCTGTTCGTCTCTGAGTTGGTCCTGGGTGAGCGAGCGTTGCAACCGAATAACGATCTCTCCGTTCATGCTGCGCTGGTTATTACGGGCGGTAGCTGCGATCTGTGGACGCAGGCCGTCGGGCAGACGGATCACAAACTTATCTTGCTCGCGGGAATCAAGCATGGGCTGTCTCCTTAATAGTTGGGTTGGCCAGCAGTTTGGCGACCACGGCGGCATCACTCTCTGACAAGACGCCCAGGGCCTGGGCCATTTCGGCCATGGTTTCGAGGCGCTGACGGGAGTCCGGGGTTTTGTGCACTAGGTAGCCGATCAGCGCGGCGCCGATCACTGCAGTGGCGAACAGCCGGCGTGGAGGCATAAAGGTGCTGCGGGCCTGCTCGGGTGATGTGATAGCCTTGTGTTCACTGCTGCTTGGGCGTTCTGCTTTCATGGTGTTGCTCCTTTGTGGTGGTTGGTGTCGAGGAGCTGCAACTCCTCGGCACCGTTCTTTTTCAGGCTTGCCGCAATTGACAGGCCGTGAATACCAGGCGCTGTTCACAGCGCACTTCAAACAACCCCAAATCGCGGCCGTCCACGTCTTGCATGTGCACGACTGTGATCATGGTCGGGGTATCCTCTGGGTGATCCTGCCAATGAGCAGCGGTCGCCAATTCGGCCAAATCTTCGGGCGTGCACATGTCCACGTAACTGATCGGTAACTGCAGTTGTCCGGGCAAGGTGTTGGCGCTGTAGCGAATGATCATGGCGATTCCCTCTCAGGCCTGGCGCACCAGGTGCACAACCAGGTCATAGGGCAAGCCCGACTTTTCCTCTTGTGCCGCAAGGTTCAACACGGCCTTGATTTGAAAGTTGGTGCAGTCGTCTGCCAGGAAGTGCTTACCGCCCGCTATAGCGAGGCTGGAGATTTGGTTAAGGAAAAAGGGCGTGGTGTAGGCCGCGCCGACAATGATTGGAACTTCGATCCCCTGGCTGGCCAGTTCGGCCTGGATCTCCTGCAGCGTGGTGTTTTTGCCGGGGGCAGCGTTGCCAATGATTACTTGCACTTGCATGGTGTTGCTCCTTCTTCGTGGGTGTGGCAGTCAGACGTTCGCGTTAAAAAGATGTGTGTGCCCACCTGTACGGCGGAACATCCGGAACAATAAAAATGAGATTGGCTGTAGGCCCCGGCCCCCATGGGTTTTAGCTGTTCGAGGCTTGTGCACCTGTAGCCGGAACATGCCGGAACATTTTTTGCCGATGATTGGCTGGAGGCCTTGACTTAAAAGGGCTGCAGCGATGTTCTGGAAAATGGCGCTACCGGAACATTTCCGGAACAGGGCCATAAAGAATGTTCCGGTGTGTTCCAGAATGTTCCGGCTATCAGTGATGGGGCTATGCTTTCTATATGTATGTTTTATATAGATATTTTTATAGATATTAATATTGTTCCGGATGTTCCGGCAGCTCAGTGGCAACACGCACAAACCAGAAAAATGCCCTGTGTTGGACTTCACACGGACGTTCATCATTCCGACGTTCATCACTCTTTCCCTCCCTTGCGGAAGATCCAGCAGTTGAGCGGGCGCTTCTCAATCACCGATCGAACTTTGCGTGTCTCGACGTAGGTGTGTGAGCTGCTTTTCGGCAGTGCGCGTTGGAGTTGGGTGGCGTGGATGACTTCCTGGCCAGCGAGCCGGCAAGCGTTGTGAAAGTGCTCGATGTTGATTGCGATCAAGCTGCGATCGGAGCTGTGATTAAGCGTCTCTTGGGTAACCTCCCGACCCCCTTCCTGGTCAGTGATCGTGATCACCTTTTCATTCAGGTAGTGATAGATCTGCCAAAACCTGGCGGCCGTTGGGTCTTCGCTGCTGACACGCTGCTGCCGGTCTATGGCGCGGTTTTCCACATGTTTAAAGAGCTGATCCAAGAGCTGGTCACCCCAACCCGGGAACAGCGCCTGAGTGGCCTTGGCGGCCGCCATCAGCTGCGCGTGGCATTGCACGATCCGCTGGTGCTGAATCGCCGGGTTTGCTTGTAGCTTTGCCTCGTATTGAGCGAAGGCGGCAAAGTAATGTTCCAGCCAGCTCGCTTCCTGCTCCAGGCACCGGCGTAAATAGCCTGCAAGTTCTTCGACCGGAAGGGCGTTCAAACGGGTCGCGATGACCTTGCGAGCCGGTGTATGCCCGGCACGTGTGCAGTGCATGTGGGCAATTCGCGTCAGGATGGCCTCGGAGCCTTTCACGCTAGCGTTTTGAGATATGCAAAGAGCGGCGAGAAATATCAGGCTATCGGTGTCATTACTCGATGACTTGACGCCCACGGTGCGGATGTTGGCGTTTTGGTCGTAAAGCATTTTCCAGTCTTCCCAGTTGTACTGACTGGTGGTCTCACGGCCTTGAGCATCAACAATTGTGCTGTCTGATTCGATCAGCACTACCGGGAGGTTGCTCACTTGCGACAAGGCCCGGGTCAGGCCGATGGCGCTGGCACCCGTTGCGTTAGGTTTCATCCCCTCATAGTTTGCCCGGCCAAGTAGGCGCCAGAGGAATCGCAACAAACTGGATTTGCCCGCGCCGGCATCCCCAGTCAGTTCTAAAAAAAGCCACGACTCTTGTTTGTTGCGGATCTGCTGGGTGAACAAGGTAGCCGTCCACCAGGAGAGGGCCGCCAAACCATTCAGGCCGTTGACCTCAACGAAGTCCGAAAACCAGTGAGGATCGAAGTCCGTCCCGCGTGTCAGTGCCAGGCTGCTGAGTGACGTTTTCAGTCCGGTTTTACCGACCTCCAGATAGCCGTGACTGTTGGCCAGGTACTCGCGGCCTTTGTGATAACCGAACGTTTGATAGCAATAGGTCTTGCTGGCCGCGTCATAGCCCACAAATGGCAGTGCACGAACGGTCAAGGCGTTATCCAGCCAGCGACTACGCAGCATGGCCAGCACCTTCTCGCCTCCTTCAAAGTTCCCGCCTGGTGTGCGCTCCAGGAGCGATTGGGCGAAGCTACGCGGATTCCCAATTGAGTTCGGAGCCAATGGTTCCTTGCAGTTCTGTGCAGGGTTCGGAAAGTTGAACTGGAAAAAGAACTGTTGGTCGCCGCTAAGTGCATCGCGTTGGATGTATTCAAAGTGGGGAACGCAGTTGGCCACCTGTTTGATGTCGCAATACTTGTCGAACAGTTCTTCCCTTGTTTTGGTGATCGCTCCACCCTCCTGGTCTTTATTGAGTTCCTTATTGAGCTCGTCGGTATCCACCTTTGCGGTGTAAAGACGATTCCCAAACTCAAGCAAAAAGAAGCTCAACGGCTTTTTCAGATGAAGCAGATAGGCCCGTTTGGAGGGTGTGGGGGCAACAAACAGCCGGCCCTGGTAACTGGCCTCTTGCATGAATACATTGTCGAGCTGGCCGTCGCGGTACACATCGTCCCAGTCACGATCTTTCCCAGCCAACGCAACCCACGCGAGTTCGTCCATGGCATGCAGTTGGCGGCGGTATTTGGGAATCACCAGGTGGCCGGCCTTGTCGTCGTCCAGGGCGATGATCCAGCGCACCTTATTGCCCTTGTGGGCCTCGATCACATTCCAGGGGAAGTTGTTGGCCGAAATGGAGGCGATCACCTTGTAACCGGCTAGGTGTAAGGCGATGGCATGGAAGATCCCTTCCACGATGTAGACGTTATCGCCCTTCTCGATGACCATGCCTGGCGGCATCCAACCGCCGGCCTTGTAGCTCATCTTGTACTTGATACCGGCCTTGTCGCCGCCGTTGGCCGCGACCATCGTGGCGTCGATGATTCGTTCCCAGTAACCGTTGCACAGGGGGAAGCGCACCGTATCAGCCCATTGACCATCAAGCATTTGCCGGCGGGCTTGTTCGTACCAGCCCTTCATCTTGCTTATGTCAAAGCCGCGGTTGCGCTGCAGGTAGGCGTCGGCGGTTGCGTTCGGGTTTAGTTCCGTACGCGGGAAACGCTCACTCAGGTTTTCAAACAGGTGGCTGTATCGCTCCCGAGTCTTTTCCTCGTGCTGGCATTGGTTAAGCCGATTGCACTTGAGCTGATAGGGCTGCTTGCGAGCGATGTATAGGGTTCGTTCCCCGCAACTTGGGCAGATGCCCTTCTGCAGGTACTTGTCGCCTATGTCTTTGAAGTCCAGGTCGTGGTCGTGCTCCAGGGCACTGACGACTTCCAGGCGGTAAATGTCTTCAAATTGCATTTGCCGGCTCCTTACATTTCACCGGCTTTTTTCTTGTTCTTGACCGCACGGACACGTTCCGCCTGGTCCGCCGCCTCCATTGCCATGTACACCATATTGATAAAAACAGTGCCCTTTTCACCTGGCTGCTTTTCTTTGACCAGAAACAAACCTTGGTCGATTTTGTGACGAACTGAGCGCTCAGTGAGCCCAGCGCGACGCGCAAACTCGGTTGGGGTCACATATGGCGTGTCGATGGTGATCTGCATTTGCTATTCTCCTTGGGTATATTTTCCGAAATGGTTCCACTTCTGGAACTATATTGGTTCCATGAGTGGAACTTGTCAAGGGTGGGATTGTGGAAATACCAGCGAAGCTGAAGGCGATACGAGCCAAGGAAGACCTAACTCAAAGCGAGTTCTGTGAGGTGATGGACATAAGCATCAGCACGTATAAGAAATACGAAGCTGGGATTTCCGAAATGGGCGCCCCTCCCATCTTCAAGATCGTCAATCACCCTCGATTCAAGCGGTACACGCTCTGGTTCATGACTGGTGATACCGCCCCCGAATGCGGGCAAATCAGCCCTCTGTAGATAGAAACCAAAAAGTGCTGACTACCTATGTCGCTTAAAAAACTCGATGCCGGTGATTGGCTTGTTGACTGCCGACCAGACGGGAGGGATGGCCCACGTGTTCGCAAGAAGTTTCGGACCAAGAATGAAGCTATGGTCTATGAGCGTCGGATCATGGGGGACGGTGCGAACGGTGAGTTTGAGAAAAAGCCCAAACGAGATGAACGCCGACTGTCAGAGCTGATCTCTCTCTGGTTCAAACTTCATGGCCGTAACTTAAAGAAAGGCGAGGCCTGCCGGGCCTACCTCGACCGGATGGCTACCCACCTGGGCGATCCTGTTGCCAGTGACTTTACTGCGAGTGACTACACCCAATACCGCGCCGCTCGCCTGAATGGAAAATGGGGCCGAGTGCGCACAGATAGCGACGGAAAAAAGGACGGCACCACTGCCCCTATTTCCGCGAACACCGCGAATCACGAACTGGGCTACTTACGCGCCGTTTTTAACGAGCTTGAGAGAATCGGAGAGTGGACGGGGGGAAACCCTCTCTCCCGTGTAAGAGCCCTGAAGTTTGATCAAAGTGAGATGACGTATCTATCGAGCGAACAGATCGCGCAGCTACTGGCCAAGCTCGATGAAGACCCAACAGACGTCGGAGTCATTGCCCGCATTTGCTTATCAACAGGGGCACGCTGGGCTGAAGCGGCAAACTTAGATGTTGGCCAAGTACGTGACGGACGAATTCACTTTACTAGAACCAAATCCGCCAGGAACCGAACAGTTCCAATTGCTCCTGTACTGGAGAAAAAATTGCTCCAGGTGATGCCATTCAAGTCAGGATACAAAGCAACCTGGACGGCCTTTTCATTGATCGCCACACAGCTGCAGTTGGGGCTGCCTAAAGGTCAGGCTACACACGTGTTAAGGCACACCTTTGCCAGTCACTACATGATGAATGGTGGAGATATCCTGACGCTGCAGAGAGTCCTTGGTCATTCGTCCCTGGAAATGACCACTCGATATGCCCACTTCAGCCCTGGTCATCTCGCTGAAGTCGTGAACTTAAATCCCTTGGCTGCGGGCCGTGGACACTATGTGGACATTGTGCAATCGGACAAGGACGTAATCCAAAACGGAAAATCAAACCTAGCCCAATGA